AAGAAAAGAAAAACCGGAAAAATCCACTGAAACGGCCTGAATCCATGGGATTTTTGCTTATTTTTTGATGTTTACGATTAGCAGGACGGATTGGATTTAGAACATCTTAAACGGAGGTTTGAACCCGATGCTTATAATCCGTGGAATTTATTTTTGAGTATTTATACATAAAAGCAGAATAAAAATTCGCGGTATTAGCTCGCTGTCATCCAATAGCATATAGCTCATCTGAAAGTGTATGGATTTCTTGGGTAAAAGCCGACCTACATGTCACTAAAGAAAAAGCACCTCACATCGTTTGATGCGGGGTGCTTTCTGTTATTCTGCATATGTGAACGTGTTTACGATTCCATTCCTGAAATAGATTGAAGTGACTCTACCATCTTTGACTATTACTTTTTCGATTACCTGCAAAAAGAATGCACGTTGAGTTACTTTGTCTACAGATAGTGAGAATTTTTCATAATTGATATATTTTGAGTTCATGATTCGGTCAAGCATTATAAAATAGCTTGCCTTTTGAGAAAATTCGTCATTTGAGTCAATTCTGGTCATCTCTGCATTATTTAGCTCAGTGAGCTTTTTCTCTATTCCGGCCAGTTCTTCCAGAATTTTTTCTCGCTCCAGAATATATTCTGTCTGAGACATGCTGCCGTCTCCGTATAGATATAAGGTTTTAAGCCTGTTCATAACCGTTTCGCATTTTCGGTATCGCTCATTTAGATATTCGACTTCAGACTCTTTTTTATCTGGGGTTGAAGTGGCAATTGACGGTTTGTATTCAAATCCAGACTCGCCGGAGAGCAGCATTTCTCTAATCTCTTCAAGACCTCCGACCATCCCGGTTACGTTTTTAAATGCTTCCCCTCGCAAAATTCTTTTTTCTAATGACTCTAAAGACGTGTTTTTGTTCACTACACTCTTCAATCTTATGATATTTGCAATGTAGTTGATTATAAAATCGCCTATTGAAGCATCTGATACAAATTTATTCGTGCAAGCTCCAGAGTTGCGGCGTCTTCTTGCACAACCGTAAATTGATGGACGCCATCCGCTTGCACGGCATCTATCAGGGCTTGCCGTCATTGCACAACCGCATTCCCCACACTTCACCAAGCCAGCGAATACATGAATGTTTTTTCGCACATATGCCTTGCTGAAAGAAAAATCATTTTTCTGGTTTTTTGTTAGAACATTTGATACGGAATCATATTGCTTTTTGGAGATAATTGCCTCATGATGATTCTCCACTGTTATCCACTCTTTTTTCTCTTTTTTCTTGCCACCCTTGCCATCATCATGGACATTGTATACATACGAACCGATGTAAAACGGGTTCCGCAGAATGCTTTGAATCACAGTTGGCGTCCATTCATATCCTCTTCGTGTCTTTATATTAGCCTGATTGAGATATCTGGCGACATAAATTAGCGACCGATACTGTTCGTACATGTTATAGATTGTTCTTACTGTTTTGGCTTCACTTGGGTTTTCAGAGAATTTCTTTGATGCCTTGTCGTACTGATATCCATATGGGATTCTGCCACCATTCCATTGTCCGTTGCTTGCCCTAGAAAGCATTACATCTGTCACTCTTTCTGAAGTCATTTTCCGTTCGAGTTCAGCGAAAACCAGAATGATTTTGAGCATTGCCTCGCCGATAGCATTACTTGTGTCGAACTGTTCGTTTTTTGAGACGAACGTGATACCAAGGCTTCTCAGCTCATTATACATTTCTGTAAAATCGAGCAGGTTTCTGCTTATACGGTCAATCTTCCACACGAGCAGGTGAGAAAATTCGCCTGTGCGCAGCCGTGCCATCATTCGCTGATAATCTGGACGATCTGTGTTCTTTGCTGAGTATCCGGCATCCTCGAAGACGACATAATCCGAGCAGTTGAGAATCATCTCCGAGTATGTCCCAAGTTCTCTGCGCTGAACAGATAATGAATCCTTATCTACCTGAAATTTTGTCGATACGCGAATATAGATGGCAACTTTTTTGATTGTCGCTGGATTGTCAGGCATTTTCGACCCTCCCACAAAGATTCATTTATTTAGAAAGCAGGATACCTTTAATGGCATCCTGCTTTTCTTTTTTAAGTCCTTTTCGTCAAATAGAACAGAGAGCATCTTCCACTTGAAAGACATTCATCTATCTTCTCGTTTAGCCCTTCTGTTTGAGCAAATGTAATTTTTTCATGCCGAACAAGAAGATCTGCCACAGTACAAGACTGCCCAATGGTGTCGTATGAGAATTTTTCTGCAATACGGTCCAAAGTCTCATGAGTCCAGGTCTTGATTTCCGACAGCAGACCGTTGACCGCATAATTCGACGGAAAACATGGAAGAATTATAATTACATGGCCTACTGGGGTTATGAAAACAGCCTCGACATCTATTTTTCCGTATAGCTTTGATGCAACGGAGAACCATTGCCCAGTGCATGTTACATGAGAGAGCTCTGGCTGTTCCTGCATAGTCTTCTTATCCAATGCAATCAGTTTGCCGGAAAGCAGCTGTTCTTCCGTCAAACGGGAAGATACAGGGCTGTCAGTGAACATCATCTTTCTCACCCTGATTGTTAATTTTTCTGTACCTGTCCAAAACTGCATGAACTACCTTTTGGTCATCTTGGCTGGCGATTGAGTATAGCTCCGCAATCTCTTTCACATCCGCAGGGAAAGAAGCTGAAAGGTCATGATCCAGTCCGAGAAGCCAGTCAATAGAAACATCAAAGTATTCTGCAAGCGCGAGAATGTACGCCAGTTCTGGGGTTCTGACGCCTGTTGCATATCTTGATAAAGAAGCAGTTGGAATCCCTAGCTCATCTGAAAGTTTTGATAAGTTAAGTCCTCTACTTTCCATCAGCTTTTGGAAACGGATTCGGAATGTTGTGAAGTCCAAAGAAATAGCCATTGAAAGTTCCTCCATTTTATATAGGTGGGCGCATCAATATCTTATACCATTTTGAGCGTTTTCGCAACAAAAAATGCGAAATCGCTCAAAAACTAATTGACTTTACCGAACGGTAATGTTATAATTCCTTACGGAAACAAAACCACTTGGGGTTCATTTCAAGGGGGTGAGATAGTATGGAATCCTTTCATAAAAAACCAAATTGGGTAAGAGGCATCCGGTGCGCATACGGATATAGCGCAAAGCAAATTTCAAGTGAGCTCGGAATCTCAGAGACAAACTACCGGAAAAAGGAAGCTGGAAACGTTGGCTTTTCTGATAAGGAAAAGGTCGCGCTTGCAAAAATATTCAGTTTATCTATCTGGCAGGTGAACTACATATTTTTTAACGGAGAGTTACCATTAGGAAACAATTGCGTTCCGGACGGAACATCCGAACTTCCTTTTGCGACATAAGTATACAGCGAAACGAGGGATGAAAAAATGGGAAGACGGCCTACGAAAGCTGGCGAAAATCCGTGGTACAAAGCCAGAATGGAAGCCGCAAAATATGATGACAGGCTACTTTCCAGAGAGGGCGCTGCTGAAAGGCTTGGAATGTCCGTTTCTGCGGTGTCCGACGCGGAGCTTGGGCTCTCAAAGTGTATGCCAGTTGACAAGGCTGTTCTCATGGCCGACCTGTACAAGGCTCCACACCTGCTGAATTGGTACTGCCTGAATGAGTGCCCGATTGGATGTAGGCTTCCACTTTCCGATGAGGTTCTTGGAATTGATCGAGTCACCGTAAAGATGCTCAAAAATCTGAGGGTGGACGACATCAAGGATGTCAAGGAAAAGCTCATCGACATTGCGGCTGATGGCGTGATAAGTGATGACGAGAAACCTGATTTCAGGGAAGTCCTTGGATACCTTGATGAGCTGGCAAGAACGATATCCGAGCTGAAGACAATTGGGTTGATGGCTCTTGGGGAAGACCATGACAGTTGATGCTGAACAGAAAATCAGAATACAGAACATGGTTGAAATTCTGAAAAATGAGTTTGGAATCGAGACCATGGAGGAACTTCAAAAGGCGATAGATAATCTGAAGCCTTTGGATATTTCGGTGTTTTGCGCAAGTAAGAAAGGTTGTTGAAGATGAGAAAACGAATCCAGAAAATCAGAGGTGTGATTGGATGCTCTGTTCTGGCTGTGTCTATTTTCACTACGTCCGTTATTGGATTTGCTGCATCTCCCGTATCAGTTCGTGAAATCGCCTCAACATCATCCTCAGAAGTGGCCGTAGGAGTACAGACTCCAGTATTCAAAGTGTCTGATGAAATCCCTCTTGGTCAGAGTCTACAGATTGAGCTCCAAACGATGTGCGGAGACAATGCGGTCCCTTATGAGATTGCCTTGGCCGTCATCTATCAGGAAAGCAGGTTTGATCCTGACGCTCGAAATGGTGACTGTATCGGCTATATGCAGGTGAACAAAATCAACCTGGAATGGCTACATAAAGAAATTGGGATAACAGACCTGAGCAATCCGGTCCAAAATTTAATGGCCGGGACATATATGCTCGGAGAACTGTTTGAAAAGTATGGTGAATGGAACATGGTCCTCACAGCGTACAACTTCGGAGAAAGCAGCGCACATAAGAATTTCTTCAGTAAAGGAAAGATTTCGTGCCCGTACAGCGATGCTGTGATGGTCCAATATAAGGTGTGGAAGAAAATTTTGGAGGAAAATGAATGAGCGACATTATCATCCCGGACTTCAAAGAGCTTGAATTTGACGATGAAAAGCATATTTATAAGCTCAATGGTCTTGAGATTCCGAGTGTTACAACGGTCATGAAACCTCTCAGCAACGCAGAGTACAAAGGAATCAGCGAGAGCGTCCTGAACAGAGCCGCTGAAAAGGGGACTGCGGTACATAGCGCAGCCGAAATCTGGGCCAAGTACGAAATCGAGGACATCGAGCCTGAGTACAAGGGGTATTTCGACGCTTTCATGAGTTGGTGGGATGCCACAAAGCCCAAAGTGGTTGGCTCTGAAATCAAGCTGTATCACAAAATCATGCGATACGCAGGAACCGCAGACCTCGTGGCCTGGATTGACGGGAAGCTCACTCTGGTTGACTACAAGACCACCAGTAAGCTCATCGAGATGAACTGTGGAGTACAGCTTGAAGCTTATGCAAAGGCTCTGGCATCCCATGGAATCGAAGTCCAGGAGAAGAGAATCCTCCAGCTCAAAAAAGATGGAAAGTTCGTTGAGATGAAGTTTCCTGCGTCTGACGCCCGTCGCTGGACGGTCTTTGGGGCTCTTAAAACGGTGTACGACTACATTGAATCGTCAAAATGATTTGATGTAGAAAAAATATTTTTAAAGGTGAAAGGTTGGTTGTTATGGAAAAAATCGTCGCAGGAACCAGCGCAGTCGAATATTCTCCGGCGCCTATCGCTGCTGAGACCGAGCTCGACAGGAAAGCATCTATGATTGAGCTGAAAGTTCAGAGCATGTCCGTTTCCAGCGATACTGATTATGTCTGTGCCGCTGATATGCTCAAGGACATCAAAGCCACTCAGAAAAAGGTCACTGAATACTGGGAACCGCTTCGCTTATCCGCAAAGGAAGCCTATGATCGGGTTTTGGACCGCAAAAAGGATATGATTGACCCGCTGAAATCGGCTGAGAACATTCTGAAAAAGAAAATGAGCGATTACTCTGATGAGCAGGAGAAACGCCGCAAGGCTCAGGAAGAGGCAATGCGGAAGCTTGCTGAAGAGGAGCTGAAGAAAAAACTCGACGAGGCCGCTTCTGCAGAGGCTGCTGGAGATTCCGAAGCCGCGCAGAGCGCTATGACGGAAGCTGAAGTGATGGAAGATGTCTCCGTCAGCGGAAGCGTCACCACCCCGGAGCTCAGGGTCAAGGGTGTCACAAAGAGCAAGACCTGGAAAATCGTTGGTGTTGATGCCTCCCGTGTTCCTATTGAAATCAATGGCATGGTCATCCGGCCTGTCGATGAGAAAGCCATCCTGCGGATTATCAAAGCATCCAAGGGGACTATCCGAATCCCCGGTGTCATCTACGAAGAAACCACTCAGATTAGCGCTCGTGGTTGATTCCAAAACGATTTTACACATCAAATCAGGAGGAAAGAAAAATGGCAAAAGATTTGACGGTTTCGTCGTCTAGCATCCAGCCTAAACAGGGCAATGCGAATCAGCTCAGTGTATTCTCAAACGCTGAAAACTTCGGAATGGCCCTCAAAATGGCAAGCACCCTTGCCAAGTCAACGGTTGTTCCTAAAGCCTATCAGGGTAATGAAGGAAACTGCCTTATCGCCATTGAAATGGCGGCGCGCATCAACACCAGCCCCATGATGGTGATGCAGAATCTCTACATCGTGAACGGCAACCCTGCATGGTCGAGCCAGTGGATTATCGCCATGATTAACAGCAGCCACCGTTATAAGACCGAGCTTCAGTTTGATTTCGGAAACGCTGAAGAAGATGGTGGCTTGAGCTGCACGGCATGGGCAGAGGACTATTCAGGCCATAAGGTATGTGGCCCCAAAATCACGATGAAGATGGCTAAAAGTGAGGGGTGGCTCGACAAGAATGGAAGCAAGTGGAAGACGATGCCTGAAGTTATGATTCGCTATCGTGCGGCCTCTTTCTTTGGCCGAGTGAACTGCCCTGATATGATTATGGGCATTTACTCAAAGGATGAAGTAATCGAAATGGGCGATAGCTATGAGGGGCCTGTTCCTGTTCAGGTTGTTGATTCTTCTGAGGATAGTGACAGAAAAGAAGACCCGCTTATTACCGATGAGCAGCGCAAAGCATTTTTCAAAGCCGCTCGTAATCAGTTTGGAGAAGATGGAAATTCTGTTGTCAAGTCCATCATCGCAGAGCTTGGCTTGGAGTCTACAGCCAAAATGACCGAGAGCCAGTACGTCAAGGCAACCGAGATGCTTGTAGATCTCGTTTCCAAAAAGAAAGCCGAGGGAACTGATGAGCCTGCATCTTCTGAGCAGTGACAGACGCGGAATCAAGGAAAGGGGGTGAGGAAATGGCCTGGGTCAGTGTTCATGACACGGTTGATGGGAGCAAGCTCCGTGAGCTTGCCAAATCTATTGGCGGCACGAAAGAAGAAGCTCTCGGCACTCTTGTATCTCTCTGGATGTGGGGATTGAAGAATGCGAATGAGTACGGCCAGATAGTTGAGGCGGATAAAACGGATATCCTCGATGCATTCAGTGCAAAGCTCACCATGCGGTATCCGAACATCGTTGATATCCTGATTGCAGGTGGATGGATTGATTGTTCTGAAGAGGATGGGGTTCTCACTCTCCATGACTGGGAACAGTGGCAGTCCCAGTGGTATAAAGCTGTCAAGAAGCGTGACTTGGATGCAAAGCGGCAGGCAAAACGACGGCGAGAACTCAAAGAAAATGAGTCTGCTATGCCTTGCAAAGTACAGCCTGAGCCGCAACCTGAAGAGCCGCAGTATGAAGCGGTGGAGAACATCAGTTTCCTCCCTGAAGAACCGCAAAAGCCCGTTCCCGCACCTCCAACATCCAAATACAGCGTCGGGTTTGAAGCATTCTGGAAAGAGTATCCCAGAAAAGTTGACAAGGGGAATGCCTACAAAAAGTATTCCGCTAGGAGAAAAGATGGCTTTTCTGACGAGGAGCTTCTGCAGGCGGCAACAGCCTATGCAAGAGAATGCGTGCGGCTTCATACGGAGTCCGCATACATAAAGCATCCCAAGACTTTCTTGAGTGATTCTCTTCCGTTTACGGATTATCTTCCCGAGAAGAAGTCTGTAACGCTTGTAGAGGAGCTTCCGAGCGGTGAAAATCCTTTTGAAGACTGGGGGATGAGCGAGAATGAATAATCCCAGCAGCTTTGAGATGATGGCGGCATACGCAAAAAGGTGTAAGGACCAGGACGTGAACAAAGAGCATCCGGGGGACTATAGAAATCCAGATGGTCTTCTGGTATGCGGCAAATGTAAACATCTTCGTCAGAAAATCATGATGCTTCCGAATCCGTCCGCATCTGACCCCAAACGGGTTAGCAAGCTGGTTGTCCCCATTCAGTGCCAATGTGAGTCTGCCGCTCGTCAAAAAGACGCTCAGGACAGAGTGGATGCTCAGAATGCTGAGAGAGTCAAGAGGCTCCGCAGTGCAAGCCTTATTGATGAAAAGCTGGTTGGAGCATCATTCCAGGTCTTTTCAAGCAACCGATACAATGAAAAGAATCGGCGAATTTGTGAGAGCTACACAGAGCGCTTTGATGAGATGGTTAAAAGAAACCAGGGCCTGCTTCTCTGGGGCAACGTTGGAACCGGAAAAAGCTATGCGGCAGCGTGCGTTGCAAACAGTCTTATTGAAAAGGGTGTCCCTGTTGTGATGACATCCTTTGTGAAGCTTCTGGAGGTCATACAGTCCACCGGGCAAGAATCCACCATATTGTCAAACCTGAATGCTGCAAAGCTTGTCATCTTTGATGATCTTGGGGCAGAGCGGGGAACAGACTACTCGCTGGAAAAGGTCTACAACATCGTGGACAGCCGGTACAGAAAAAAGCTGCCCATGATTCTGACTACAAATCTTACCCTTGGTGAGATGAAGCAGGAGACTGATGTCAGATACAGACGGATCTATGACCGAGTTCTTGAAGTTTGCTATCCGCTCCAATTCACCGGGCCCAGCTGGCGGATACGGGAAGCGTCTCGCAGGTTCGAGGATATGAAATCGCTCTTTGATGATATTTAGGAGGAAAGGTAATGAACGAAAAAGAAAAGCACGGCATCCTGCGCGTCTCAAACGAGGCTGACAGAATGACTATCGTGTCCATTCTGTTCAAGAATGGTTATAGTACCGTTCCTGTCCGTCGCAAAAAGGGACGGTCAAACGAGTATTATGTTCGCTATGACCTGCCTGACAGCATTGATGAGGTGGTAGCTGAAGATGACGGCTAAGTTTACAATCCCGGGCCAGCCAATTGGTAAGGGACGGCCAAAGACCTCTACGGTTTGCGGGCATGTAAGCATATACACCCCTGCGAAGACCGTAAACTATGAAACTCTCGTTAAGTATGGCTATCAATCTCAATGCAGAGGAGTCAAGTTCGAGAAAAAGGTTCCTCTGGATGTGAGAGTCATTGCGTACTTCAGAATACCGTCCAGCGTTAGCAAGAAAAAGGCCGAGATGATGAGAAAACACCTCATTCGCCCGGTTGTTAAGCCCGATTTCGACAACATTGGCAAAATTGTATGCGATGCACTTAATGGGATTGCATATTACGACGATGCCCAGGTTGTAGATGCACAAGTGCGCAAGTTCTATGATGACGACCCAAGGGTGGTTGTTACAATTAGTGAAGTTCCTGGATGCTGCCTGTGAACTTCCAAATGGAAGTAAAAAACTTCCGAAAGGAAAACGAAATGAGCAGAGAGCTTGAATTTGATGGCTATTGGGAAGGAGACATTGTGTACAGTTGTGATTGCTGTCACAAAGAAGTCCGTTTTCCCTTTACTTCTGAGGAAGAAGCCAAATCCTACGCCGAGAGATCCGACCTGAGAAAGAGAGGCTGGATTTTCACCAAGGTGAACAACCGATTTATTGATGCCTGTTGCGAGAACTGTCGCAATAAGTATATCCGTCTCAACACCATCTGATTTTAATAGGAGGAACACAAAATGAACAACAACGAAATGACTCTGAGCCTGAAGAGCGACACCTTTGCAGCCCTGAAAGAGGACTTTGACGGCGTGCTGGCCCGTACCATCGGCAACATGGAGATGAAGAACGCCGACAACGCTACCATCACCCTGAAGCTTGGCATCACGCTGGATAAGGTCAGCGTCGGCACGCCGAACGGCAACCAGGACATCACCCGGCCCTCTTTCAAGCATGACATCAGCTCTGTGATGCAGGTCAAAGATCGCAAGTCCGGCGCCCTGACTGGAGACTATGAGCTGATTTACGAGGATGGCAAGTATGTCATGCGCCGCATCGACGACGGTCAGACCAGCCTCTATGATGAAAAGGTCGAGAAGTACGAGGGCCCTGTTGACGTGGACTACTCCGATGTCTCCGAGGACGAGGAGCACCAGAAAGCCATTCCTGCGGCATCTGAGGTTGGCCCCCGGAAGCTTCCTGCAGCGGCCAACGGTGACGTTGCCGATGATGGCGATGACTACCCCTATGATGAGCCCGAGGCATAAATTCAACGGAGGATATACGGTATGAATTTTGCAAGCGCTCTGTTCGCTCTCAAACGCGGGCACAAAATCAAGAGGAGTCACTGGACTGGCTATTGGTGCTTAGGCTCAAAAGATTCCGATAAGCCCTATGTCGAGATGCACTGTCATGATGGCCGTGTCATAAATCTTGCGGACTCCGAAGATATCCTATACACCATGGAGAACATGGCCTGTGATGACTGGGAAATCGTAAAGGAGTCATATGCTGCAGTGGACGGCAGTAAGGCGTAGATACCTGTAAAATCCAAAGGAAGAGGGAAGCTGCATGAAAAGCCCCATTGATGTTGTAAAAGGAACGATTGTCGGGTATGACGAGAAAACCCGGGAGGTTATCATTCGAGCTCCGTATGATGACTGGTTCACGCTCACCAAGCGTGGGTACAGCAAGTGCAATGTTCAGATGATAGACTCCCGGCCTCTTTCCGACAAGCAGAGACGGACATGCTACAAGCTTATCAGAGAGATTGCAGAGTACACCGGAATGGGCCTGGACCCAACTAAGGAGCATTTAAAAATCAAGTTCCTTGTTGAAGACATGGAAGCCACAGCCGACCAGATGTTCTCCCTGAGCGATGCTCCTATGAGCCTTGTATGCGCGTTTCAGCGATTCCTTGTGCACCTGATTCTTGACTGGGACATCCCGTGCAGTTTTCCCTTACTGGATTTTGTGGATGATACGCAGGACTACATATACGCCTGTCTCGCGGCAAAGAAGTGCTGCGTATGCGGCAAGGCGTGTGACCTTCATCATGTAGATCATGTCGGCACTGGACGTGACCGTGAAGATATCGTCCATGAGGGTATGGAGGTTTTACCCTTATGTAGAGCCCACCATACCGAGGCCCACCAGATTGGGCAAATCACGTTCAACAGAAAGTATCACATCGACAGAGGCGTGAAGCTCGACAAAACGCTTTGCCGGATTTACCGACTGAAGAGAAAGAAAGAGGAAGAAAATGCTGAATATCGTAGCGCTGATGGGGCGGCTGGTTGCTGACCCTGAGCTTCGGACCACAAACAGCGGAACCAACGTGTGCAGCTTCCGCATCGCCTGTGACCGCAACTTTGCCCGTCAGGGTGAGCAGCGGCAGGCTGACTTCATCGACATCGTGGCCTGGAAAGGCCAGGCTGAGTTCGTCAGCAAGTATTTTCAGAAAGGCAGCATGATTGTTGTCGAGGGTGCTTTGCAGACCCGCAACTATGAGGATAGAAACGGGAACAAGCGCACAGCGGTGGAGGTCGTCGCCCGGACCATCAACTTTGGTGGGCCAAAGAACAGCGGAAGCAGCTCCAGCAACTCGGAGGATTATCATTCCAACCAGGTCTCTTATGATGAGCCTGCGGCCCCGGATACAGCAGAGGCTGATGATTTCGCTGTCATTGACGATTCAGAGGATCTTCCGTTCTGATTTGATGGAGGTGCAAAATGAACTATCAGCCGAAGTTGATTCGTTGCCGCCTGAAAACAGGCGGCAAAAGTGTTGAACAGCTCCGTGAAAGATTTCATGGGCAGGGACTGACGTACAGAGACCTTGAAAATTACAGGAACATGTATGACCGGTTCAATGGCCTTGAGGTTATTCTTTCTCTCTGGGACTACGACAACATGGAAGACTATCACCTGGAAGACTGGAAGCCCGGGGACGACGACGCTGTTATGCGCGGCATCTACTTTGCCGAGCAGGCCCACCCGTTCAGACAGTGTTACAAAAACAACTTCAAGCGGTTCAAAGACGACTGGGATAACCACAAGTACAGCTTTGACGGAGCTGCGCTAATCTTCCCACATGAAGACGTAGAAGAGCTTGGAGAGGTCGTTCCCAAGGGCTAAATCTTGATTTTCATAGAGCTGTGCTATCTGGCTTTACGGGCGTTTGGAAAAATGAAGCACTTGGGCGACATCACAAAGATTCACGGTGACAAGATAGAACCTGTGGATTGTATCACGTTCGGCAGTCCGTGCCAGGATTTGTCCATTGCAGGACGCAGGGCAGGACTTGCCGGAGAACGGTCTGGCCTTTTTGTTGAGGCGGTAAGAATTATCAAGGAAATGAGGAAAGCGACAAATGGAATGCACCCAACTTTCGCTGTTTGGGAAAATGTGCCAGGGGTCTTTTCCAGCAACAACGGAGAAGATTTCAGAGCCGTGCTGGAAGAGCTTGCCCGCGTGGAACAGCCAGACGCTATTGTTCCTAGACCTCCGAGGGGGGCAGATGGAGCAAAGCCGGAGCAATCGCAGGAACTGGATGGAGCATTGTTTGGCGACAGATCGATGCTCAATATTGGGGAGTTCCCCAACGTCGAAAGCGAATCGCTCTTGTCGCAGATTTTGGAGGCCAACGCGCCTCTGAAATACTATTTGAGCGAACGGGCGTGTCAGGGCATCCTGACGAGGGCATCCCGACGTGGAAAGAAATTGCCGGACTTACTACAAACTGCTCTGCTGGAAATGATCGAGTGGTGGCAGAGGGGGGGCGGAACGCAGCCTACACCTTGAAAATACGTTCGGGATGCGCAGGCGGCGGCAAGGGTGCGCTGGTGCAGACAGAGAAAACCGGGACGCTATCGACGCTCCAAGACCAGACGTTATTCCAGCCCGTTCCAATTCTGAACGACCAAGGTGGTGGAGTAATGGGCGTGTCTTATAACGTGACTGGAACATTGCGAGCAGCGGAACACGGACACCAACCTATTGTGTTTGAAAGCAATGCACAACCGGTAGTCTTGGAAAGTAACCAAATTCACGCAACGGTTACACAGACTGGAATCTGTCCTACTCTTTCAGCAAGTATGGGAATGGGCGGCGGATATATCCCAATGGTTACAAATAAAGCAGAGAAAGCCATTCACTGGATCGTCCGACGGCTGACACCGACAGAATGCGAACGTCTGCAAGGCTACCCGGACGGATGGACGGACATTGGAGAATGGACGGACACCAAAGGAAAAAAGCATAAGCCGGCCGACAGCCCACGCTATAAAGCTTTGGGAAACTCCATCGCCTTGCCACAGTGGTTCTGGATTGCACAGAAAATGAAACCGTACCTTCCGGCAGACGCAACACTTGGCAGTTTGTTTGACGGAATTGGCGGTTTCCCGCTGATCTGGGAAACTACATACGGCACCGGAACGGCAGCTTGGGCTTCTGAAATTGAAGAGTTTCCAATTGCTGTAACAAAAAGAAGGCTTGGCGAAGAATGATTACCTGTTGCCATAATTGCCCTGACCGATATCCGGCATGTCACGACGCCTGCGAGAAGTACAAAGCCGCAAGAAAGAAGTATGATGAACAAAAGGCGGAAGAGAAAGAAGCCAACTTGAATCCGTACTGTAGAAATAAAAGCCATAGGCAGATTATCCGAGAGACATCTGTGAGAAGATGGAGGTGAATCTTATGAAAGAGCAAAGATTGATTGATGCCAATTCGCTCGAAAAGCATTTGGCACTTGGACAAGCAGTTGTCTTTTGGGATGACATCGAAAAAGCCCCTGCCATTAAGCCTGAAGCTCAATGGAGGGACGCTAAGACGAATCCCCCAAAGGATGATGGTGATTATTTTGCGGTGTATAAGTTCTGGAATTGGGACGATTGCGTAGACACGCGAGAGTTCAAGGATGGTAAGTGGACGGAAGAGGAGAGACGTGGAGAGGTTAGGCTCTGGATGCCGATTCCTTTTATCCCAAAAGAAGACGGAGGGAAAGAAGAATGAGCGTTGTAGCTGCCAGGGTCTACAGTGACCGCATTGAGGTCGCTGCGGACTCGATAATTATTCTAGGTGACATGAAGAGAACAGGAACTTTTTCAAAGCTTGAACAAGTTAACGACATGATTATTGGTTCTGTCGGACTTGCAGAAGAAATCTCTCTTATGTGGCAGTTTGCAAAGACTCATAAGCCGGAGTCTGCTACAGAACGAGATGTCAGAGAGTTCATGATTGAGTTTATGAAGTGGAAAAAGGAACTTTGCGGAAAATCGGATATCGAGAACGACTACATCATCGCATATCAAGGAAGTTTGTTTGACGTTGAGGGAATGTTTGTGAACCCTGTCAATGACTATGTTGCAATCGGCGCCGGCATGTATTTTGCAACTGCTGCACTGTACCTGAGTCAGAGTCCCCAGGACGCTGTGAAAGTTGCCTGTGACTTGAGCTGCGATGTTGCTGAACCGATTGTGGCATATGAAATGAAGTTAGAGAGCTGATGGAGGGCTCTATATATGGAAGTTTTTATCAATACTCATGGGAATCCTGTCCCCGTTGCCTATGGGGAGTGGGTTGACCTTTATACCGCAGAGGATGTCGTTCTTGAACCGCTGGAGTTCAAGATTATTTCGCTTGGTGTGTCTATGCAGCTTCCTAAAGGAAAGTACGCCGTGATGGTCCCTCGGTCGTCCGCCTGCAAAAATCACGGAGTCATCATGGCAAACAGTATTGGCGTTATCGAGAACAGCTATTGCGGCGACAATGATATCTGGGGCTTTCCAGCTGTGGCAATCCGACACACTGAAATCCCAAAGGGCACGCGGCTGTGCCAGTTCCGCCTTGTAGATCAGACGGAAGCAGTATCCTTTATCCCCGTAGAAAGCCTCGGGAATCCAGACAGAGGCGGCTTCGGAAGCACTGGGAAACAGTGACACACACATGCTTCGCAACATTACCATTCCAGGGCCTCTGCATGTGATATGAAGGATAGAGTGATGAAGATGTAGGAGGAGATTAAGGTGAACGTCCCGGGCGAAAACGCAAAAAAGAAGCGGTATGATGTTGATGCCATAAAAAACAGGCTCAACGCATACCGCGATAAAGAACGGGAAATCGACGTCAAGGTCGAGCGCCTTGATACATTGGTTTCCAAGATGAAAAGCATTGGCTCCCCGGAAATGTCCGACATGCCGAAAGCTCCTGGCATGAGCAGCGACAAGATGGCCCGGGACTTAGAGCGAAAAGAAGAGCTCCAAAATGCAATCTCCGCCGCAGTTGCAGAACAGCGGGTAGAGCGAAAGGCAATCGAGGCGGTCCTTGACCAGCTCAGAGTCTCTGATGAACGCGAGGTCGTCTGCATCCGCTATTTTGAAGGGAACAGTTGGAGCGAGGCTGCGAGAATCATGTTCGGCATGAAAGCCGACTATGAGAAAAAGCAGGATACATACCTTCGCCGAACATTCAAGGTTCATGGAGCAGCTCTCCTGCATATTGCCATGATTGAAGAGGATGGAAAAATTCTTGAAGCTTAATTAAAAAATAACAATGGAACGAAATATTTATATTGACTTTCATGGTAGGTGTGTTACGATAACGCCGTAAAAATATTCACCCACTATATATGTTGCATAAAAAAATCAGGCTCTCCACACCGTAGCAAGTAGGAGAGAGCCTGAAATCCGATGGAGGATGGCGAGTCTTCGTCATCCGACCATCTCCATATTATCATAAGTGAAAAATGAAATCAAGATGTGGAGGTTTCTATGATGAACAATACTGGAGCAAAAGAAGCGGTTTTCCTTATCAACGGGAGCCGCTTCTTGCATTTACGGGAAGCGGGCCTGGATGTCGGCTACGCCACCTATGATGTTGGGACAGGGGAGCAGCTGGAAAATGGTCTGATTCCTTATAAGCATCTTCCTCCCGACGAAAAATATAAGCTGCAGGCGGCTCGCAATTGGTATCTGTTCGAGCTCTCTGACTTCCAGGCGCCCGTTGTTATTCAGCAAGAGAGCGTAAATATTCTCAAGAAGTACCCCGCATCCGGGGTTGATAAGCGCATCATGTGTGGCGATGAAACCATTCCAAAAGACGATGTTCGCATTATCGCCGGATACGATTATGACATCCACAGAGTGCCTAATGGGAGCGTCATCAATATTGACTTCCCTAACGGGAATGTTGTCAGTGAGATTGTCAACCATGTTGACGATTGTCATTTGTCGGTTGCCGGCATTGATCTGGTGTTCAACATTCGGGAGTTCTATCAGAAGTTCTGCGTTGAAGCTGGAGCTGTCGTTTATCCTGAGTTTCTTACTCAAGAGACAAAGGCTGCATGGAAACTCATTGCCTCCAACGAATTTATTGCTGTCGAAGAAACCGAGGATGGATGGTGGTGCTTTGTGCTTGATTACAAAAAGCAGCCCAGAATTGGTAAAGAGCTTATGGCACCTGAGCTTACCGTTGAGGAGGCCCGGGAGGAATTTCTTGCAAAGCACAGCCTCCAAAATGGTCGGCGCATCAAGATTGATTATGACGAGCTTATGGATGGAGTGTTTGAACAATGAAGGTCGAAAAGTATTTCATAGTAAGATGCGAGAAAATACTCGGAAGCTATAATCGCCCCATGTATTATGGAATGTATGGTTTTGCTTCTACCAGTCCCTCACCGCAGCAGATTGATAAGTTGGGGTTTGAGAGCAGTAAGGCTGCGCTCGATAGACTTGCATATCTTTCTAAAATTGAGGGTCCTGAAAGCGTTCATGGATGCTATGTTGCGAAACTTCAAGTCTTTTTTGATGAAAATATCGTTTATATCACACAATCTCACATCGGTGATAGATAAAAAGCTCACAACTGATTCTTTGCAGAAAACATATAAACGAAAAATATTTCGCAACAACGTTAAAAAACAATTGACACGCCCGGTAGGCGTGGTACGATAAAGTTACAAAAAACATACCATCGAGAAAAAAGGAGAACACCAAAATGATGAATGTTAAAGAACTCGCTGCCGAAATCAAGAGAGAATCCACTTGGAACCCCGAGTTGTTGGGGATGCTTTGCGATGCTGCTGGCATGTGGAAAGAGTGGCTGGCTGCAAATGGTGAGAACTTTGAGCCAGTTATTTTCAAAGCTGCCAAAAAGCTTGGTGTTGAGATTGTTTGATCCATAGAAAAGCTGGAGGATACAGATATGACGAGAGCAGAAGCATTCCGAAACATTATAGAGGCCAGGATTCGGGCCAATGAGGGCGAGATTCGCCGACTGGCAAGAAGTATTGAGACTAATGCCAAAAGCGACCCCATCGTTTTTGCTGACTCCATTGCCAGTGACGCAGACAAGCTTGTTCAAATCAAGACAGAACTCAGTGAGCAGAAAGATGTGCTCAACATGCTCAATGCCATTCTCGATGAAGAGTAAGGGGGATTGTTTTATGAACATCAGCATTGAAGAGAAAAAGGCCGAGGCCATCAGCCGCATGAAGATGCTTGGCATCTACCCGGAGACCATCAAACAGTTCGAGGCGGGATATGTCAGCCGCAGCGACCCTCCGTTTGGCGCTTACTACTGGGTCGAAGGCGAAGAGCTTGAAGAACTTCGCAAGTTCGAGCAGGAAAATGACTGCCTCGTCTACACGGTTATTCGCGCCTATACCACTATCGGGCTCATGGACAGCTACCTGTTCGTGAGCGACAACAGAGACGATTGGGAGCCTGACAGATGCGACCTCAAGGACGGCTATGCTTTCAGCTACACCGTCAACCGCGATGCCCCGGATTGCTCCGAATACGGAACCATCGGCATTAAGCTCAGCATTGCTGCGGGACTCACGAGAACCGCATAAATATAACGATAGTACGAAATAAAATTTGACTTCAGGATGGTACATGCTATAATAAAGTTATACAAAACACCATAAAATGGAGGTCAAAATCATGGCAACTATTACCAAAAACATCATTAACAGCACTTCTTTCACTTCCAACAAACCACAACTTTTATTCGCAGAAAACAGCACTTTCTATGATGGAAAATGCAGCAAGCACGGCCACCGTGTTTTTGTGTCTAACATCCTCATCAAGAGGAAGGAGCGGTGGGAACCTCTCTTTAACATCCATAAGGAATGGTTTGGGCCCACAGCATGGCGTGTATATCTCATCAGCAAAAATACCACCTATCTTGGGGAAGATATCAGCGATGGAGGCGTGCCTACACTTCTTAAAGCAGCTGACCTTGCATGGCGTAAATACCAAGACATCCATCTCGAAGATGGAGAGTATAAGGTGGCAGACAAATCTTTTACAGTCATGCAGGACTCTAACAAATTTTCTGGAAATAGATATCTTGCAGAAAAAGCAAAAGATGACTTCTGCGCGGAAACTTCTTTTGTGAAAATCCCCGATGAATCCCAAATTCCCCATGGCCTCATGGACAATCAAGGGACATATCTATATGATAGCGTTGCAAAACTTCCTATTTATGGAAATGAAAAAGTGAGCGATAACAAAATTCTCTTCCGGTATGTTATGAGCCATATCCAAGAAGAAGATTACGAACGAGCTTTTAGTTGGGCAAGCTACAACATGTGTGGCACATCCATTGAGGAAAGAAAATTATTTCACCTTGGCGAATGGCTTCTTTTTGAGAAAGGCTTAAAAAAGCCAAACTATTCTGAATTTGGCTGCAGCACAGCAGAGGAGGCGGATAAAATTATCACAAAAGCAATCAATGCATTAAATAAATTATATCTTGATGATAACAATGCAGCATTTTCTGCTCATGATAATCACCCCACATATGCAGTATATGATGTGCGGTGTGACTAATATATTTTTAAGCACATACTTATATTTCATTTGCCGGGCTTGTCCCGGCTTCATCGGATATTAGCGCAGATGGCAGCGCACCTGCTTTGGGAGCAGGGGGCCGTCGGTTCGAGACCGACATATCCGACCATTAAGAACAAACCATAAAAGTGAAATGGAGGTGTAGAGCAATGGCTACAAAAAAGGATTTTCAAATTGCATATTGCTGGATGAATGACTCCACCATGGCTGAAGCGGCCAGGGTGTATCGGGAGACAAACGAGAAAAATCCCTCTTACATCGAGGAGGTGGTCAGCTGCTTCAGACAGAACTGCAGAGAAGCCTTTTACCAAGATTGATCTCGAATATGGGATAGTAGCTCAGTTGGTCAGAGCCGGCAGCTCATAACTGCTTGGTCGCGGGTTCAAGTCCTGCCTGTCCCACCATAAGATTCAAATAAGAGGAGGCATCAAAATCCCTGGGACAATGAAACTTGCACATATCAACTTGTATAGAGGAGAAACGACAATGGCTTACACGTTTTACAACCTTAGTGACCCGCAGGATCAGAGATTCAGCCGGTGCACCTTAGATACTCCGAAGTTTCGCTCTGGCGTAACAGGCATCATTATCAGCGAAAGTGATACTGAAGCAATGCAGAATGCGATTGGCGAGGAAGGGCTTCATCTTCTGGTCAAAAACGAATTCCTGATTGAAGTCGGAGAATGGAAGTCTGTACCTGACACTAGAACCTGGAAAGAAATCTGCGAGTATGGTGAAACTGTCAAAGCTATCCACAAATACCGCGAAGAAAACAACTCCACGCTTCGTGAAGCCCGCCAGGCAGTCGAAGAGTACAAAGAGCTTCTCAAGAAGAAATACGGACGGAGGGAATGATTTTCAATGCACTCGAATTATTTTACTGTTCTCGGATATGATAAAAATTCCGGGAGCTATACGCACTTCACTGATTGCTCAAGCTTTTCAAAAGCGGAGCTGTACGCAAAATACCTTACAAAAACGTCTCAGGCACGGGCTTTCGGGGGAGAGCTCGATTGGTTTGAGATCTGGGACATAAACAAGAATCGGCTTTCCGTCGTCTCTCCCGAGTCGGGGCGGGAAGATTCTGTGGTCATGGCATAGGAGGAAATAGTTTGTGAAGCAACTTAGATGTCCCAAATGTGGTCATGAGTTCGGCTATAACAATGGCTACTATGACCGCAATATTGAGCGGCTTGGGCATGAGATCCAAGACATCATCCGCAAGCTCTCGCAGCATAAGCTCCTGCCTTATGCCGAGCAGAGAGCAAGAACTGACTGGTATCTGAGAACAAAAAAGACGCTCGCCGAGAAGCAGGAGCAGCTTTCCGAGCTGAAGTCCATCCGAAAGGCGGCTGACCAACAACTCGACTGGGCACAAAATCGGATTTTCAGGGAGCTCGTCAAAGAAAGGCTTGGCGAAGCCGAGTATATGAAACTCATTCTGCAGGCTGAGAAAGAGCTTGACGCCTATAAGGTCAGCGGCCAGATGTGGCGTGAGTATTCGCACTCCAAAGGGAAGAGCGTAACCAGTATCAATAAATTATGAGGAGACCTCAGAATGAGAATCGAAAGAATCGTGTGTGATCGTTGTGGAAAAGAAATACCCAAAGTCACTGAGACCAATATTTTCGGAACGTCTGAAGAGCGTTATAGACTCGGACTGCTGAATTTCGGATTTCCATTCTACAAGGTTGACCTGTCACGATTTGGAGTTGATATCTGTGAACGATGTGCACTCGATATGAGCGCTGCAATGTATGAGTGGAAGTTCAAAGTGGAAAGAGAGGCCCGCGTATGATTTGTTCCAAAGACACAAAGCTTGATGACCTGCTTTATCAAATTCAGAGCATCAAGGACAACAGCAAGTCGTTCATCCGAAAAGATGAAGACGAAGATGACATCTGGGTTAATGACGTCATTGCCTGTTCTGCAATGCAAAAAATCATCAAGAAAATCCAGTCCAAAGGCTGTAATACGGTGAGTGAGGCGCTTGAATACATAGGAAAGGAGGCAAAATAATGGAACGTTCACAGGCAGATGTCTACATGGCATTCGATGTCATCACCTGCAATATTCAGGAAACAGATAATCTTGGCGTGTCCTGCAAACAGGAGGTCCGAGACGCCCTGGACGACTACTTCAATCTGATTGCCCGACTCAAGAACACACCGCTTTGGGATGTTCTTCAGTATGAGAAAAAGCTTGAGGCTCCAATCAGCATCCTGACTGCGGATAATGAACGGCTGAAGAAAGAAAACAACAAGCTGCTCGGTAAACTCAAGAAGACCCAAAAGTACAAGGTTCACGAAACTATTGATGATTAGTTTCGAGTTGGAGACTTGATTTACTCTAAGAATCTGAAGAGGGTAGAAACCATTTACCGTCTAAGCTGTGGCGGCTTGATCTTCGCAGATTTTGATATGAGAAATGGAACCTATAAAAATTATGCATGTAAGCCGAGTGATGTTGTTCTCATAGAAAGGAAAGAGGCTAAAAAATGAAGTATTTCGTTTGCGCATCTATACAATTCCCAGACGTGTGCACTACTGTTTCATTTGTGCTGGAGCACAATTCAATGATATGTACAGTAGATGATATCTACAGCCTTTCCAGAAATGCAGAGGAGTTCTACAAGCAGAAAGAAGACGCCCGCAAGGACTACACCTCGTTTATGCTCATCTCCTACACCCGGATGGATGAGATGTGGTCCTCTCAGATTTCTGGAGGGACCGTTCTTTTATGAAGAAGAAAAGCGGAAGCTGCAAGTATTATGCGGAGTATGAGGGAGTGTGCTGCTACTACAAATCCGAGCATGTAGCTGACTTTACCTATCTCGATGATGAATGTCGTTGCTGGAGGAAGAAAGAAGATGCTTGATGTCATTCTGAATATTTTGCAGATCGCAGCCGCAGGCGCTGCGATATTCATGCTTTATCAAAGCGTTAAGCCAAAACCGCTTTGCAATAGATGCAAACATCTTATCTGTAAAAGGACTGATGACTACTTCAAATATGTGTGCGGAGCTGACTCTTTTAGAGAGTTCTATCACAAAGCCCCTGAGATCTGTAACTGTTTTGAGAAAAAAGTGGAAGGCAAGACGTCCCATTTTCAATAATGGCAGGAGATAATCTTTAGGAGGAGCTTGTGGATGAAAAAAGCAAACGGCAGGTATATGAATGTAGTGTGCTGCTATTACAAGTCTGCACATGTGGCAGACTTTGTTCTCCCTGGTTTTTGCTGTGATGAATGGAGAGAAAACAAATGAAATATACAGGAGATGTCCAAATCGTTGTCCAAATCATTCCGATATCTGAGCTCAAAAAAATGGATGCTTACTTTTCCGTGAAAATGCACGAAGCTTCCGAAGCTCTTGAAAAGGCTCGTACAAAATATCAGGAGCTGTCTGAGGAGTATAAGCTTGTCGCATATGACTTGAGACAGAGCGACACGCCTGATGAAGATAAGCTCATGCGAAAAAGGCAGCTCGAAATCCTCCTTAGTGATGCAAAGTGTGAAAGAAAGACCGCACTTTCCAGCTTCAAAGCATACGACGAAGCCGAGCAGGCAATTGACTACATTTTGAAGTACGATCAATACCAATCTCTATAAAAGTTAAGATTTAAGGAGAATTGATATGAATAAGCATTATTTGAGACCGTGTCCATTTTGTGGAGGGAGCGCAAAAGTGAATGGCGGAAATTTTATTCCAGAACCACAGTTTGATGAAATTGGAGAATATATAGGCATGGGAATTACTCCAGATTGCGATATTGCACCGGCTTGCGTTGAGTGCGAAAAATGCCATGCTTATGGGCCGGAATTTGAAAATTCAGTAGATGATAAAGATTTAATTGAACGTGCAGTTGAAGCATGGAACAGAAGAACCTGATAAAAGCTGAGATTTAGGAGGGTTCGTAATGAAATTAAACTATAAATGCTTAGAAGCATCCGACGAATGGGGCAGCCCTGTGGAATTTAGTATCCACAAAGAAAAAGAGACGAATCGTGTCGTGTTTTTCGTTGACGTTGAATGCCAAGAGGTTCATCTTACAGTAAAACAAGCGAAAGAACTTGCAAAGATGCTTCTGGACGCTGCAAAAGAATAATTTGATTGTCCGGTGTGGTGGAACTCGATAAAAGCCTTGTATTCCATCCGCATGACTTGTTTGACTTAAAAACCAAATCTGTGATTTGGGAATGAGGGGGAGAGATCATGCGCACATATAAGCCACGCAAGCACAGGAGCAAAGAGGAGAAAGCCAAAATAAACGCAGAGGTAGCAAAACGTAAAGCAAAACTGGCTGAAAAGTACAATACTGACACGCAGTATTACAAGGGTATTCCTGTTGAGTTGATTGTAAGAGAGGACTACGGTTGCTACAAAGCAAAGCGTTTCAAAATCAATGGGAGCAATCAAAACGTGTGGATTCCAAACTGCTATCTTGAAGATGACGGAACAATCAAGGCGAATATGAACATTGATTTTGTATTCCGTAAGTCTGTAAACCAGTTAAACAAAGCTGGAATTACGCAAGCGATTATTGGCATCAAACGCAAAACAACGGAAGCAGATGTGCCAAATCTTAAGAGCACCATGCAAAAAATCGGAGATAAAGGAGAACTAATATGAAAAAAGTCATCAGGCTTAACAGGATCAAGACCCCGGAAGATTTTATTAAGGCGTTCAACCAGCTTAAAGAAGCTGCGCAAAAGAACGGTGTCACATGTCAGCTGAGAGTTGACACATCGGAATCTTTGGTGCTTTATCACCATGACGACTATCCTGGCGTTGTGCTTGTTGATAAAGCGGAGTCCAGCTGGCTGTACAAATGCCCAAAATGCGGAGGATATCTGAGCCCATCTCATGTGACCGGATATGCGTTTGCATGTGAAAATTGCTGCGAGGACTTTTATCGCTTTGAAGTTGATACTGTAAACGTGGCTGAAAACTGATTGGAGGAGAAATCATGAATCGTATTTTCAAACTTTCCGCGTATCTGGTTGATGTAGACCGCTTTGGAGTCTTCGGGCTGAAAACATTGCAGCGGCTGTTCAAAAGGTGGGCTGCTGAAGAGGGAATTTCGTGCGTTCAGCATCTTCACCTTGAATGTGCGGACCTCTCTGATGAAGAGACAGCAAAAGTTCTTAAACCGAACTGCGACCTCTCGTACTGTGAGAATCATTTTCAAAAGAGAGCAAGCGCCATCTCTTATGATCGTCCTATTCCTCAGCCTGGGGAACATTGGAAGCACTTCAAAGTTGGCAAGGTGGTTAAGATTCTGGCCGTGAGTCGCTGTACCGAGGCGCCTGATTCGTTTAGCGTTATCTATTGTGGGAAGTACGGTATCGTATGGGACCGCCCGCTCGATATGTTCATGAGCGAAGTTGACCACGAGAAGTACCCTGACAGCAAAGAGAAGTACCGTTTTTCAAAAGTGGAGGAAAGATGACATGGCAAAGCATTTCTTTATTGACAGAAAAGAGGACCTGGACGCGCTGGATGAAGCACTTAAACCAAGCCCTGAGATGTTGGACACCATCAGGACCACCTTGAGAGAACTCCCGTTCACTCAGGCTGTGGAGATTTCAGCTCCAACTCTTTTGAACGCAGCTGAATACATAAAAAAACATTGCGAGTCGCAAAAAGGATGCTGTGATGGCTGCTGCTTCTATAAAGAGTACGGTAATGATGGCAATAGTAATAAAACTTGCCGCGTCTTTTTACCTGAAAATTGGGACATCTAATATGAAAGAAAAATGGAGAATGTTACATGAAAATTCGTGAAATCTACCGATGCCGCTTTTGCGGGAAACTTTTGTTTGAAGATGCAGGCGGCAAGCAAGGCTGTGGTCCGTTTTCAAAGACCATTACCAAGTGGATGTTCAATGAACCTGCAGAAAGCACACTGCTTTACGGAGGCGTTGCGGAAGAACAGTTCAAGAATACAATTCTCCATCGTTGCGATACCTCAACCATCAGTGTGTGCGATTTCGTCGGAATAGATAGAGTTTCTGAAGATGAGGAGTGCGCTGGAGGAAACGACAATGACAGAGATGAAAAAGCTTGATGCCGGTCTCACGGAGCTTGGCATTGCCCACCTGTATGACAGAAACTATCTTGATGGCGAACAGATCATCGCCGTTCATTTTGGAAAGTTTCTGTTCGATGTGGTTTGCCTGAATCTGTCATACGGAGGAAAGCAGGGGCTCCTTGAAGCAAGAGGGAAGTGGCTTCTCGGGAATAAAGATGTTGAGGGGTGGCTCACGGCAGAAAACATCCTATCTGTGGTAAAGGCCAAAAAGGACAGCCTTATGCAGCTTGTTTCCAAAACGTGAAATTCTACATTTATTGTAAAAAATAGCTTGTTTCGGATATTTTGCATAAAAAATCATATAATCACATAAAAAGGCATTGTATGTCAGTACCGACATGTGGTAAAGTGTATCCTGTCAAGAATGGATAGGGGAAATGAGTACCCGCTATTCTTCCAATTGGATGCAGCAGGTTTCCGATTGGCGACACTTCCGGCTCAAAAAGCCGGGAGTTTTTATTTTGCGGCCATAGTTCAAGTGGTAGAGCATCGGATTTCCAATCCGAGTGTTGCGAGTTCGAATCTCGTTGACCGCTCCACCTGCTTTGCACAGCAGGCATTACATTACCTTCCACCTGGTCGTCTGGTCTGGCTCTCCTTGACACAGAGGAGCGACGGCGCTGTAAGCCGGGCCAACTATATGCAGGCGGACAATGCGGCTAATCTTGTTTTACAAGATGCCCGGTTCGACTCCGGGAGCCTGCGCGAGAGGAGTGAACGAGTTGCTGGAGCTATATTATGTGAAAGGTACAGACCTTGTTTACGTCCGGCTCATTCAGCGGAGGGTGCGATCGACTTCTGCAAAAGGCAAAGGCGTTCATTCCAATCGTATCAACCGTTCTGCAAAGGCAGAGATCGGGGGCTGTGGTTGTAGATACCATAGGGGCTGGCCTGCAACCCAGTGCTCATGAGTGAAAAGTGAAACAAAGAGCGAAAGATTATCATTCCACATGCTGCTGATACACTTGATGATCTTTCGCTCTTTATATATGGGAGTGTAGCTTAACACGGTGAAAGCGGGGCGCACACAAGCGCTTGCAAAGATGCACGGTTCGAATCCTGTCACTCCAAGCCCGAAAGTATCAATAGACCACGGATGGTGCGCAACACACGGGGTCAGGCGACACATAGTAGGCGTTCAGCGGAGCTGCTTTTCAGCAGCCCCGCTTTTATTATGCGGTTTTACTCAAGAGGTCGAAGAGGGTGGTCCTGAAAACCACTAGGCGTTGACAACAACGCACATGGGTTCAAATCCCATAGGCCGCGCCAAAAAGCAAAAAATGAAAGGAAGCGTATGTAATGAAAATCGTTGAGCCAAAGTATGAAATCCTGACCGAGATCTCTGATGGTGGCATCAAGGAGCTGCAGCAAATCGAGCGAGTCGCCAGAGTCTGTTATAAGAGTGAGGACAAAATCACTCCCGATGGTGAATCAGCTAAGAAGCTGGTTCGCTTCCTCGTGAGCCAAGGACACGAGGCTATGCTGGAGCACTCACAGCTGTCCGTTCTGTTCACCTGTGACCGCGGCATTGCCAATGAGCTGGTCCGTCATCGCATTGCAAGTTTCGCCCAGGAGAGCACCCGGTACTGCAACTACGCAGGCGATAGATTCTGCAACGAGATTCAGGTTATCAAACCTTATTACCTTGACTGCGGTACAGAGGCATACATTGCATGGCTCGATTCCTGCATGGCTTCTGAGACTGCCTACAAGCGCATGATTGCTGACGGCAAGCGCCCTGAGCAGGCTCGCTGTGTGCTGCCGCTGTGCCTGAAGACCGAAATCGTGGTAACGGCCAACTACAGTGAGTGGCGCAACATCTTCAAGCTGCGTACTCCTGTGGCGGCCCATCCTCAGATGAGAGAGCTCATGTGCCCTCTGCTGAAAGAGCTGCAGAAGAAGATTCCGGTCATCTTTGGTGATATCTACACCTACTGGCCGAATGATGACCAGACCAAAGAGAAAGCAAAGTAAGTCCAAGCCGTGGGGTCCACGGCATATCGAGGGTTCGCCAAGTTGGTAAGGCAGCGGAATTTGACTCCGCCAGAGCTTTGATTTAGCCGTCGCGGGTTCGAGTCCTGCACCCTCGGCCATAAAAGTGACAAGGTTGGTAATGTGTATGAGTAGAGACGGTGAAAAGACTGGCATCGTCATCTTTGGCGCAGGCCAGCAGGGACGTGTTTGCAAGAGGCTTGCAATTGAAAACGGCTATAAGGTTGTCGCATTCATCGACGACTTCAAGACTGGCGAGGTTGAGGGCGTTCCTGTTTATCAAAGCATCGGCCAGATTGAAAATTTCTGGAAATACAAGTATTTCGTCGGGGTAGGTGAGATTGCTCCTAGAAAGCGATTCATCTCAGAAATCGAGCGTCTTGGCCTAGAGTCGGTCAATCTGATTGACAGGGCTGCTTATATTGAGGACGGTGCACAGCTTGGTACAGGCAATTACATCTGCAAGCTGGCAATCATCTATGCCTCTGCGAAGCTTGGAAACTACAATATTATCAATTGCAAGGCTGTCTTGGCTACCGATAGCGTGGTTGGCAACAACTGCAATGTGTCCATGGGATGCAACCTCTGCGGCGGCGTCAATGTCGGTAATGATTGCTATATTGGATGCCAAGCGTCCGTTGTGAGCGAGTGCTACATTGGCGATGGATCTACGGTTGCGGCTGGTTCCGTTGTTCTGCAGAATGTTCCCGCAGGGTCCTTTGTTGCCGGGGCTCCCGCTGTCAGGAAGGAGCGAAAGAGAAAATGAAAGTTCTTGTTGTAGCTCCCCACCCGGATGATGAGGTTCTTGGCTGTGGCGGTATGATAGCCAAAAGAGCCCAAAACGGTGATGAAGTGTATGTCTGCATTGTCACAAAGGGAATGCCCCCCGTGTTCGATCCAGTGTTGATAGAGCAGGGGAGAAGAGAGGATGCAGAAGCATCTGGCATCCTTGGCGTGAAGCGTACATTTTTCCTCGATTATCCTGCCGCAGAACTTGATAAAGTGGGGCTCGGGAAACTGAGCCGGCACTTTGTTGAGATTATCAAAAACATTGAACCAGACGAGGTGTACATTCCTCATCATGGTGATATGCACTTTGACCATAGAATCGTCTCCGAGGCGGTTATGGTTGGGGTCCGGCCAAAGTATTCGCATGTTGTCCGAAGAGTCTACGCCTACGAGACTCTATCTGAGACTGGATGGAACATCCCGTCCACTCAGAACGAGTTCATTCCTACTGTCTATGAGAACATCACAGATACCATGGAAAACAAGATTGAGGCTATGAACATTTTCGAATCTCAACTTGAAGACTTTCCCGGGCCAAGGTCCATCACATCAATAGAGGCCCTTGCAAAATATCGGGGCTCCACAGTCGGTGTTGAATATGCGGAAGCTTTTTCCCTCATCAGGGAAATAAAATGAGCGTGGAATAAAGAGGTAATGGAAATGAAAAAGCGTATTGAAGTTTGCCAGATGCGTGCTGGCGACATCAAGACTGGGTTTGGAAACCCAAGAAAAATCAGTACCAAGAAGATGGAAGACCTCGAACAGAGCATGAGCACTTTCGGCGACTTTGGCATCTTCCTTATCGACGAGCACGATAATGTCATCGGTGGCAACCAGCGCTTGAAAGTGGTCAAGAAGCTGTACGGCGAAGATGCTGTCATCGACTGCAAGCGGCTGATTGGATATTCTCAATCCGAGCTTAAGGCTATCAACATTAAGGATAATACCCACGCGGGCGAGTGGGATCTTGATGCCCTTGCGGACTGGACCTCCGACCTGATGGTTGACTTCAGCATCGAAGAAGAGGAAAAGAAAGCTGCACAGACACGGGAAATCCCGGAGATGGAGCCCATTCACTACGAGAAGTACGATTATGTCATGATCGTCTGCAACAATGAGCTCGACTATAACAACCTTGTCCGAGCTTTGGGCATCGAGGGAAAAAAGGTTCGGATTTCAAAAAGAAAAATCAATGCTCGGGCTGTTTGGTATCACAAAATGAAAGCCAAGGTTGTTCCTTACGATGAGCTTCCAGAGGAAATGCTTGATGATTCCGACATCAAGGAGAGGGAGTGACAGCCATGGACAAGCATACTCTTGTGATTCTTGGTGCTGGGCAACAGGGAAGAAACTGCAATCGTCTTGCTCCCCTCAATGAATATTCCACCGTCGCGTTCGTTGATGACTATGTTGACGGGCTCGTGGATGGGATTCCCGTACACAAGCACATTCAGGACATCCCACGCTTTCAGGAGCATTGGTACATTGTTGCGGTTGGCGACCTTGGCGCTCGGAAAAAGTTCATTGAGCAAATTGATGCACTCAATCTGAAGTGTGCCAATCTCATTGATCCGACTGCTGACATTGAAGAAGGCGCCAAAATCGGCAAAGGCAACTACATATACAAGTTTGCCAGCATCTATGCGTCCGCTACAGTTGGAGACCACAACATTATCAACTGCAAGGCGGTTCTCGCTACCGACAGTGTTGTTGGCAACAACTGCAACATTTGCATGGGAAGTAATCTTTGCGGGGATGTTCATGTCGGTGACAACTCCTATGTCGGCTACAATGCTACCGTGGTGAGTGGGCACAACGTTGGAAAAAACGCAAAGGTCGAGGCCGGAGCTGTTGTTATGGAAGATGTCGATGACGGAGACTATGTAAGCGGCATTCCGGCCAAGTCTATCAGAAAGACCGAGGGGCATCATGGAAAAACCTGAAAACTTCGGAATTTATATTCCAAGCTATAAGAGAGCTGACACGATTACAACCCATAAGCTGGTGGAATACTACAAAGTCGTCATCCGCGAGAGTGAGCGCGAGGACTACATCAAAACCATTCCGGCAGAGAATATCATTGCGGTGCAGGATGAACTGATTGACAGTGTTCCAAAGGTATGGAACTGGATCATCGACAATGCTGCGGAAGACTGCTTCTGCATCATCGGCGATGATGTCCCCAGATTCTACTATCGGATGGAGAAGAGTGAAGCCATTTCCGACCCTGAGATTATCACTTCTGAGATTGAGAGAATCGGGCAGCTCATGCTTGATCTTGACATCGGATGGGGATGCGATGATGCAACAAACGTCCCTTGGGGGTATGACTGCGAGTTTGCATTCAAGGGCACCACTGGCGGCATCAACTGGGTGAACAGGAATAAGCTGAAGGCTCGGTTCAATGCTGATATTGGCTACTGCTGCGATACAGATGTGGTCATGCAGGAGCTTCTTGTCAATCGGATTATTCTCAAACCCAAGTATCTCTGCCCCGGTGGAGGAGCCGACAAAAACAAAGGGGGCAACTCTAAAAAGAGCCGAGAGAGCATGATTGCGAGCTTCGAGTTGATGAAGACCAAGTGGGGAAAATACTTCGACTATGATCTGAAGACCAACAAAATCTATGTGAGGGTTCCAAGATGAATTATGCTCGAGTATTTTCTGGGCATCAGCCAAACTTCCTGCCATACATGGGGGTCTTCTACAAGATGTACCGCTCTGATGTGTTCGTCTTGGATGATGACGTCCAGTATTCCAGGGATGGCCTGCACAATGCCAACTTTATTAAATCCAATGGAGCCAAGCACCGTATCACTGTCCCTGTCCGGTATGATTTCGGAGACCCTATCAATGAGGTCAAGGTGTGTTACGGCCAGCCCTGGGCAGAAAAGATGCTGCGGACCATCAAATTCTCATATTCAAAGGCAAAGCACTTTGAAGAAGGGTACGAGATGATTGAGCGGCATCTTCTCGGGGCTCCTGAGCTCCTGGTAGATTTGAACATTGGCCTCATCCGGGAGATTGCTGAACGGTTTGGATTCCAATGCGAGCTGGTCGTTGCAAGCAAAACAGTTCCTACTACTCTCAAAAAGAATGAGCGGAATCTGTATCAGTGCCTGCATCTCGGTGGAGATGTGTACTACTCTGGAGAGGGAGGGAGAGCCTACAACGATGAAAAGCTCTTTAATGACCAGGGGGTCAGGATAGAATACTCCGACTACCGCCCTGTGCAGTACAAGCAGGTTGGAAGACCATTCATCGAAAACCTGTCAGTCTTGGACTACATTTTCAATGTTGGTTTTGAAATCCCCAAAGAATGGAAAAATATTGCGTAAATACGCATTTTTCTATTTACAAATGCCATGGATGTGTTACGATATAGTTATATAAAAACCACATATGGAGGTAAATTATGGCTTATCCTTACACAGAAAATGGCTATAACATGTTTGACATGCTCAGTCTCATCCAGAAGTCCGTTAGACGTTCTGACTACAATCACGCGAGTTTCGCAGCAAAACAGCTCAAAGGGCGATACCGCACTACTATGTGGAATCGCCTTTTTGTTACTGCATCTGAAGACTGCTTCGGAGTTTTATCCAAAGAAATCGTTGAGCTCAGGAAGCAAGACGACGAAGACCCCAATGACCGCAATCTCAGCAACGCTCTTGCTCTGATGTGCAGGGCGAAGAAAAGCCGAGATGCTTGCTACTTCGCCTGCAACTTTGTCCTGGCGAACAGAAAACCCAGAAACTTCCAGTTCTCTGAATCGGAGATGTACAATTTTCATCTGTGCTTGAATAAAGCCCGTGATAGGATCGCCGGGAAGAAAACCAATGATGACGGGGGCCAACTCACTATTGAAGAGAGCGGGTTCAAGGACGCTGATATCGACTACGGCGAGCTGTTCTGCAGTCTCAGTGAAGAGGAGAGCGCAGCCGCGTATAATGGTCTGGCTCTCCAAAAAGCACTGAAGCACCGTGATATGGACATGATCGGCTACCACACCAACTTCTTCCGTGAAAATTGCCGGGAGAAGTTCTGGGAAGTGCTTCTGGATTACGCCGTAAATAATGCATCGCAGCTCTACAGCGAGATTGACTCCTTGCGAATCTGTGATGATGTGGTCAACAAACGGCGGGCGCCCCTTGACAAGGATAACATCTTTGTGGCAAAGGCGGTTATGCTGCTGTGCTACTACGAAGATGACCGCTTTGATTCTGTATTATCAAACCACATTATCAAGTTTGATGAGCTGATTGATTGGTCCCAGTGGAGTATCCCGTCTATTGAGCGGGCAAGGCTTATGAACGGAGAGATTCCTGAGTGGGTCTATGACTGCCACACCCTGAAAGGGAAAAAGGCCGGAAAGACTGACTGGGATATGACCGTCAGTGAGCAAGCCGCTTTAACTCCGCTCCAGCCGGCATACTTTGATGAAGCGAGCTGGCTGTATACCTACGAGCAGGATGTGGAGATGGGGGCTTTGGATGAAATCGGGATGCGGCCCATCCGGGAGTTTGCAAAGACTCATCCGGTAAACCCGGTGGAAGTTATTCCATATGAGTGAGCCGAAGAGGAAGAGCGATGTGGTCCGGGAGGCGGTAGCCAGAGGGGACTACAAGAAAGCCTTGGGAATTGCGCGGAACTTCCGGCTTGGGATATCCAAAGAGGACTCGGATGCCATGAAGCGGGGATTCGAGTGTATGGTGTACCCGGATTTCTATAGATCCATAGGGAAAGACATCCAGTTGGAGATTCAGAACGGAGTAAATGCGCTAGTGCGACTATATGGATAGCCAAACACATCGCCAAAAGAGAAAACAAGGCCTGTAACATTGTCAATTTCCATTTTAGTCATCAGACATCAACTCAAATAAAATCTGTTAGAAACAGCCTCTACGTCCTATCCGTAGGGGCTGTTTTCATTGGAAAGGTAGGCGAAAAAAGTGGACGAGAATAAAGACAGGAGCAGTATGCCAGATTCAGCGCTGCAAACCGCAGGGAAACCGCACAGGAAACTCTCTCAAAAATTGAAAGAAAACCAGTACACTAAGGGTTCTGAAAAGGCGAGGGAGAATGGACGAAAGGGCGGGATTAAGTCTGGCGAGTCTAAGCGGAACAAGAAAGATGCCAGAGAATCCATTCGCTATATGCTGGAGCTGGCGGCGAAGAAGGGCTGGGAATCCAATCTGAAAGAGATGGGCGTTGAAACCTGCGAGCTCACGAACATGAACGCACTTAGCGGGCGATTGTTTTCAATGGCAATGGCCGGAGACCTCGAAGCTTATAAGACACTCATGAGAATGGGCGGGTATGACCCTGAAGAGAAGCGCAGAGAGCGTGAGAGCCTTGCCGCTGACCGTCGTAGGGAGGTTGAGCTCAATGCCAAGGTCGAGGCTCTTGGAAATGGTCCAGCTGGTTCGAGTGCGGCTATCAACATGGACGACGAGGACGGCAACAACGATGTCGTCATCTATATGCCGAAGGTCGAAGATGTAGAAAATTGCGAGCTACCCCCGGAAAATGGGGAAAGCGAGTGATGGAGGTGATTCACTATGGGAACTGTTCTTAAACCTCAAAAGGGGCCGCAGGAACAGTTTATGTAGTGGCAACCCCAGCAAGTATCTGTATCTATGGTGGCGCCGCTGGTGGTGGAAAGAGCTTTGGTTTGCTTCTGTCAGCGTTGCGTTACAAAAATGTGCCTGGATTCGGCTGCACTATCTTCCGAAAGAACTTCAACCAGATTTTCGCACAAGGTGGTCTGTGGGATGAATCCATGGAAATCTATCAAGGAGTGAAAGGCGCGTGTCCCAAGTTTGCCAGAGGACAATGGCTGTTCTGTAATGATGAGGGGCAGACATTATCAAAGGTCACGTTTGCTCACATCGAGAAAGATGAGGACGTTCATAAATGGCAAGGCTCTCAGATCTGCGAGCTTGGCTTTGATGAGCTCACTCACTTTTCAGAGAAGATTTTCTTCTATATGCTGTCCCGCAACCGTTCCGCTTGCGGCGTGGAGCCATTCGTTCGGGCAACCTGTAACCCTGATGCCAACTCATGGGTTGCGAAGTTCATCGAGTGGTGGATTGACCAAGACACTGGATATCCCATCCCAGAGCGAAGCGGAAAGATTCGGTGGTTCATTCGCCGGGATGAGACTCTGTATTGGGCCAATACCCGGCAAGAGCTCTGGAAACGGTTCAATCTGACCACCACAGAAGAAAAAAGTGAACCCCGGTCTGTTACGTTCATTATGTCCAAGTTGAGCGACAACAAGGAGCTCTTGCGAGTAAACCCAGGCTATCTTGCAAACCTGAAAGCCTTGTCCCAGGTCGAGCGTGAGAGATTGCTCATGGGCAACTGGAAAATCAAGGCCGCTGCAGGCTTGTACTTCAAACGGTCTCAGCTGGGAGACATTCTCAATAATGTTCCCATTGATGTCATTCAGTGGGTACGTTGCTGGGACTTGGCTGCAACCGAAAAGGATGATGGCGGCGACCCGGCATACACTGCCGGCGTCCTCATGGGAAAGAGAGCCAATGGTCGGTATGTCGTGGCTGATGTGGTAAACAAGCAGATGTCTGCATCTGATGTCCGCCAGACCATCAAGCATACCGCCCAGATGGATATGGCCCGCTATAAGCGTGTCAGAGTCCGTTTGCCTCAAGACCCGGGCCAAGCTGGAAAAGAGCAAGCCCAGTCCTATATCAAGTTCTTGGCCGGATTTGACGTCACAACCGTTGCAGAAAGCGGTAGCAAGGAAGCCCGCGCCGAGCCTATGGCTGCTCAGTGGCAGGTCGGAAACTTTGATATCGTCTATGGAGATTGGAACGAAGAGTACCTACTCCAGCTTGAAAATTTCCCCGATGGAAAGTTCAAGGATATGGTCGATGCCTCCGCAAACGCATTTGCCGAGATTGAGACCAAGAACACCTTTAACCTCGGAAACCTCATTTGATTATCATACCGAAAGGAGACAGAAGCGTGGATAGAATGACTCAAGAGGACCGCATCAAGCACTATGCGCATCTGATACAGCGTCAGACTGGCAAAGCTGTGCGGCCATACCGTGCTGACGGCTACGTCAACATGGTAAATCGGTATGGTACGTCAAAGGATTCATCCGAGCAGTACAATTTTGTTCCTGAAGCATCCGTGCCTGACGAAGTGCTTGAAATGCACTATGAGGGGAACGGCCTGTTCGCCAAAATCATCGATATGCCTGCAGAAGAGGCTGTTAAGCATGGATTCACTCTTGAAGACGTAGAGGATGGAAAGCTCGCGGACTTCTACAGCGAGGCTCTGGATGAGCTCAATTGGGAAGAGACAGCTATGACCGCTGTAAAGTGGGCCCGCTTGTTTGGCGGCTCTATTGCAGTCATGCTCGTCAATGATGGCCGTGGCTTGGAAGAGCCTCTTGACTGGAAGAATATTCAATCCATTGATGATATCCGGGTGTATGACCGCTCCATCATCCAGCCTGACTATTCCAGCATCTTCAACTATGACCCTGTTGACCCATTCCGAGTCAGAGGAAGCCGGCTTGGAATGCCCGAGTATTACGATGTGTTCAGCCGCTACGGCTCATTTCGTGTACATGACAGCCGTTGCCTGGTTTTCCAAAACGGCGTCTTGCCCGAGAATACCTCTAACGCGCTTTATCAGTTTTGGGGCATCCCCGAGTACATCCGTCTGAACAAAGCTATCCGTGATGCTGATATTGCCCACCGCAGTGCGCCGAAGCTGCTTGAGCGGTCAGTGCAGCCCATCTATAAGATGAGAGGTTTGGCATCCGAGCTGGCTACTGAGCAAGGTGAGGATCGGATTCTCAAACGTCTGCAGGTCATCGACACAGCCCGTGGCATCCTCAACAGCCTTGTCATTGATGCTGAGGGTGAGGACTACGACTTTAAGACATTCCAGTACAACGGCATCACTGACGTCATCAGCGCCTCCTGTAACATGCTGGCTGCACTGTCAAACATCCCGCAGGTCATCCTGTTCGGCCAAAGCATCAGCGGCATGAGCAGCACCGATGACACCAGCATGGAAAACTATTACAATTTTGTGGAGCGTATCCAAAAGCGGATGCTGCGGAGTAATCTGCGGTATCTGCTTTCTGTTGTTTTTCAGGCCGGCCTTGCTACTGGCGAGGTTGATGAGGTTCCGAAAATCAAGGTTCAGTTTAACCCGCTGTGGTCTGTCAGTGATTCTGAGCAGGCAGCTCTTGACCAGCAGAAAGCCCAGACCGAGCTCACCAAGGCCCAGACTGCCCAGGCCTATGTTGGCATGGAGGCTATCGACCCGAGCGAGGTCCGTGCAAAACTCGCTGACAGTGATGAGTTTGATGTCGAGAACATGCTTGATGAGTATACCGACGAAGAGCTTGAGGCTGGAATGCCTAACAACAATAATGAAGAGCAGGCTCAAGCACCTGACGGACAGCCTGCCATTCCCGATGGAAATGACGAAAAAGCCGGACCCGGCCAGCTTCTTAATGAAAAAAATCTCTCTGCTATTGGAAACAATGCAAAAGAGCCATCCGCTATGGAAGCCAAGGTCAGCGTTGACCCGCATGAAAAGGACCCTGGAACCGAGGGCGATGAGCCGGCCTCTGCGCCCGCTGCTACTAAGCAGCCCGCTGATATGAGCCTGGAAGAAAAAGCAAAAGCTGCTCAGGCTCGCCAAAACCAGAAAAAAGACCGGGAGGACGTACTTCACACTGACGACAACAATTCTCATTCAAAGTCCAACGGGGGCTCCGTGGGCGTTATTGTCGTCAACAACGGCAAGATTCTGAACGGTACTCGCCACAATGATTTTGGCTATGGCCTTGTCTGCGGTCCCGGTGGTCACATCGAGGATGGTGAAACTCCCGAACAGGCGGCATTCCGCGAGACCAAAGAGGAATTTGGCATTATGCCAGAAAGTCTCATGTGGCTTGGTCAGGGCCCGAAAGAGAAAGACACAGGCCTTCAGCCGTATCTGTTCCTGTGCACAGAATACTCCGGCACTCCGAACTGCGAAGATTTGGAGATGACCGGGGCCAAGTTCAGCACTATGGAAGAGCTCAACGAAAAGGCTGAATCCATGTTTGGCCCATTCGCCGACGGCCTGAAGATTCTCATGGACTGCCTTGAGACTGGTATCTTCTACACGGACCCTGCCGAGGGTGTTACAGATGAAAAGCTCAACGCTCATCTTGAAAAGGCTATGAACGCTGACGAAGATGATTGGGTAACCATCAACGGAACCCATGTCCTCATTGATGAAAATGGAGTTGCGCAGGGCGGCGGAAAGCTCAAGGGACAACAATTCGAGCACGCCAATCCCCAGAACAGCAGCTCAAAGCTCACATCTTCTAGTTCCAAAGCGAAGTCCTACAACAACGAGATTTCCAAAACGTATGAGTTGAAGGATTATTCTGCTGTTAACAAGGCGATCAGAAAGTGCATTACAGACGCTCCTGTTGGAGCGAAGTTCACTTCAAACGGAAGGAACTACACGAAAGTAAGCGATGACAAGTTTGAATATTCGTTCGAGTCACTTCCGAATGCAAAGTATACCTCCAATACAAATGGAGTTGTAAACGATGCTGATCCGTTTCATGTAGCGAACGCTTTGGAATTTGAGGAATTCGGTGCCGAGAGCATCGGAGAAAAAAATGCACCTAGTACCACAGCAAAATCCGAGAATGCAGAGGTTGCTCCGTATGCTGGAAGAACGGATTTCCCGGCGGCGAGTGTTCCGAGAGATGCTATCAGCGAGAAGAAAAAGGAGATTTCGAGAAATCTCAAAAACAGAGATAGTCAGGCAACCGTCACGGATAAGGACATGGAGAATTTCGCAAGTGCATTAACGGACTATATGCAGTCTGAAACTTGTCAAAGAATCCTGTCGGCACAAGATGAGAAAACATATTCAAAACTCCGTGGATGGATGTCTGATAGCGAAAAAGCATGGGCCAAGGAACAGTGTGATCGTCTTGAGCGCTTTATTGATTTGTCCGATAAAGTCGATGTGCCATTGTTTAGAGGAATGTCTTTTAATACGGCATACGACGAAACAGGAAATGGAAAAAAGTTCATCGAATCGCTTACCGAAGGAAACACAATCTCAATGGGGCACATATCTAGTTGGACTTCCGAATACGGAGTTGCAAGGGAATTTGCGAATGGTGCTCTCGATTTTGAATCTGACGAAGGAGAGCTTTACTCTGTTGTGATCTGTGTTCCTCATCCGAAGACAGCTGTTTCTACCGGAGGCATTCTTCCTACTAGAGAATGCCTTTCCCCTAAGAGTGCAAAATATCGAGTTGCATCTGTCAAAAAAACGTATGATGACGATTATTGCCAATACGAATACGAGGTCGATTTGGAGGAGGTGTAAATCCAATTGAGATTTGGTCTTAAAGAACGAATGCTTATGGAGATTGGTGTCTTTCCTCCAAATATGAACTCCGACGGTGGTCATGGCTCTGGCAATTTTGAGCATGAGGGCCGTCCCGGCAAAATCGGTGGTTCGGCTCCGTCTGATAACCCAAAATCCGAGTCAGCAAAGGCGAACAGAAAAGAATTCTTGACCAATGCCATGGAGAAGTTCTCTGATGGCGAAGGTCTCCAAGTCAAAGACAGCGAGTTTCCGGAATATACAGCCGAGATTAGAAAAAATGAAGAATATGGATACTATACGAATAGCTTGACAGGGGAACTTGTAACCGTTGATGATATATTCAACTCCGGACGATATTCCGACATCAAAACTCTTAAAGAAGTCCACGACGAGGAGACAAAATTTGAACCGAAGTTCAAGACCAAAGAAGAATACCAAGCCGCAAAGAAAAAAGTCATGGATTCTTTCGGTAGCGCTCTCAGCGAAATTGATTCTATTTATCAGAATGGGCTCAAAGAAATCAATGATAAATATGGAAATCGTTACGAGTTGAGGAATGAAGTTCTTAGTGATAGTTCTCTTTCTGATGAAGAAAAAGAAAGTAAATTGCAAGAGATTGATAGTCGGATGAAAGAAAAGAACCAGGAGATTGTGGATCTTGAAATGGACATTGAGGACATGAAAGATGGGTACACATCAGAGTTCGATAAAATCTACGAGCCCGAATATGAATACAGACATATTTCATCCGATCACGATATTGATGATGACTGCAAAAAGGAAGTTATCAATCCTGCAGGGCTGGAAGAAAATTGTCAGAGATGTGCTGTTGCCTTTGAACTAAGACAGAGAGGATATGATGTCCAAGCATCCGATGGTGAGGGTGGAGCACTTGCGTCAGGTATGTCAATCAATTATTGCTTCAAGAAATCCGAAAACTACATCCCACCGCAAGAAAAGTACGGAGGCATCAATGTGTACGACATACACCAAAAGATGAACGAATGGGGAGATTATTCCAGAGCAATCATTGGTGTCAGCTCAAGAAAACTTGGACTTGGTCACGCTTTCAATATTTGCAAAATTGGAGATGAAGTTTTTGCAGTTGATGCTCAGAGAGGTGTGAAAAAGCCTCTATCGGAATATTTTGGTTCCGACATTCCTTTTGGTGCTGACATTGATTATGCATATGTCATCAGGACTGATAACGCACAGCTGGACTGCTTGACGGATTCGTATGTAAAGGAAAGGACTGAAGAAAAATGACACAGAATGATATTTTTGTTGCCATGTCAGAGGCCCTTTCGCCTTATGTCATCACTCGCATTATTGAGCTGGCTGACTGCTATGTCATTTCTATCTGTAGTTATAGAGGAGAAATTCTGATGCAGCCTCCGTACAGCGTAAGCAAGGATGGCTCCAAGGTCGGCTTCTACAACATGTTTGGGAGAGGCAACATCGAAAAGCTCAAGAACGGAAAGGTTATCTATGATGACCCCACGTTCAGAAAGGCGGCGTCTTCTTCATCCAATAAAGATGGAGGCAAGGGCTCAGGTAACTGGGGTCACGAAGGCCGAGAGGGGAAGGTCGGGGGCTCCGCTCCTGGTGGTGGAGTTCATAACCGCATCACTGAAGAGGGTGGAACGTACACCTCATTCTCAAAAAAGAAAGTAGCACTTGCAAAGCCGCACAAAGCCACGTCTGGCGAGTTTGAGAATCTGCCCAATAGGACCAGAGTTGTCACAGACATCCCGAGCTTTGGCCGAATCACCTTTGAGTACGATGCCAAAAGCGGCTGGTTCAGTGGCGATGATGGATCTCAGATGACTTCATCCGATCTTGCTGATGCCTGCACTGACGACGGCGATGTATCAGTTCGAGTTTTCATCCCGAATGAGGCCAGCACTAACTACAACAAGCTCAAGCAGTCCTTTGACGTTTCCCCGTCCAGAATGGCTGAAGCGAAAACCTATTCCCAACCAAAGCAAGCTGACAAAGACCTCCGCAAGAAAACCGGAGAAGTGTGGAAAACGCTTACTGATAGTCAGAAAAAGGCTCTCTATGACTATACCGGCGGTTTTTTCATGGACATTAACCATTCCCTGCGAAGTGGTCACGGAACGGCACAGAATCAATCCAAATCATCTGACATCACAGCTGCTATAGCTAAGAGCAAAACCCAAGAGGATATGTGGCTGTATCGAGGAGTTGGCTTGGAGGCTATTCCTAATATGTTCGGGCTTGACTGGGAAAAAATCCAGAAGAATGACATCGGCTCCATCGTTGGAATGTCCGGCTCCGACGATGGCTTTATGTCGTGCGGTACAACTGCCGGCACCGGATATGGCGACGTAACCGATGTCAACATGAAAATTTTCGTTCCGAAGGGGTCTGAGGCTCTATACGCAGAGCCGTTCTCAAAGTTTGGAGGCAACCCGGATGCCAAGAACTGGAACGGCGAAAGCGATCAAGCGTATTTCTCTTCCGAGATGGAGACCATCCTGCAAAGAGGATCTCGCTTCCAATGCACAAAAGCCTACTATGACGAGGATAAAAAGAAATACATCATCGAAGTTGCCGTCACCGGGCAGGACTACAGCGACCTCAACTGGTAGTTCAATACACGGTTTTGTGTAATTCCTGCAAATTTGACAAAATTAAACGGTTATGCTACGATACGTTTGTACAAAAACATCACAGAAACAGGAGGCGACAGGAATGCCTAGATGGGACAATGAAAAACTGTCTTGGGTTCAGCCGGACCCCCAAAAGATTCAATGCTCAAAATGTATGCTGAGAGCAAAAGACCGTCTTGATGGTGAAATCAACGGTGCGACTCTCGGCGTTTGTGATGCCTATGACTTCAAACCTCCTCAGATTCTCATGGATGGAGAGGACTGCCCCTACTTCATCGACGAGAACGAAGAGGACGACGAGGAAAACTAAGCATCAAGAAAGGTGATGGTGAGGGATTTGATTTACACTAACCGCATTATCGGAGGAATTGTTGGTGACATCGCCGGGTCTGTCTATGAGTTTGACAACTACCGAGCCAAGGATTTTACTTTGTTCGGAGACTACCACGGCCGCAAGTGCTTTGCCACTGATGACACCATCATGACCCTTGCAGTATGCAAGGCGTTCATCGAGAGCACTCCGACATTCGAGAATCTGGACAAAAACCTTGTTCGGTACATGCAGGAAGTTGGTAGACCGTATCCTGACTGCGGATACGGTGGACGCTTTATGCAGTGGATGTATTCAGAGCACCCTCATCCTTACAACAGCTTTGGAAACGGAGCGGCAATGAGAGTGAGCGCAGCAGCCTATGCCGCAAACACGCTTTCTGAGGCCATGGACCTTGCAGAGATTACGGCCTCTGTCACTCATAACCATCCAGAGGGAATCAAGGGAGCAAAGGCCACTGCCGCCCTCATCTACATGGGGCTTCAAGGATATACGTTCTATCAGATGTCTTCTTTTGCTGACCATTTCTACGATCTGAATTTTTCCATTGATGGCATCCGCAAGACATACCAGTTCAATGAGACGTGCCAGGACACCGTTCCGCAGGCCATTGTTGCATTCCTGGAATCCACTGATTATGAGGACGCTATTCGCAATGCTATCTCTGTTGGCGGTGACAGTGACACGCTGGCCTGCATCACTGGCTCCATTGCCGGCGCCTACTATGGCGTCCCGTTTGAAATCCAAGATAAGGCGCTGACATACCTGGACCCGAACCTCCGGGTCATCTATGACGATTTCGTCAAAACGTTCTAATTGCATATCTCCTGCACAGCAGGGCCGTCATTCATTTGATGGTCCTGCTTTTTTGCTGACGTAGCTCAAGCGGAAGAGCAGTTGTTTTGTAATCTCCAGGTTGCAGGTTCAAATCCTGTCGTCAGCTCCAATGGCCGTACACCGTAATCGGCAACACGATGACACATGAGGATAGGTGTTCTTTACTTTATCTGCTTTCGGAGTCTTGCACCGCTAAAATCCTCAGCAGCAGCTCGTAACAGGAACAAGTTTTCCATGATGAACCTCCGCCTGCTACCAGTCGGATGCGCTGCAAGCGAAAGCTGTGTGTCATTTCATAAGCCCCGTACCTTTTAAGAGTACGGGGCTTTTCTTTTACCATCTCGCCAAACCTTTATATAGCACCGGGAGGGGTGACATCTGTTGTGGACAACAAACTTCACCAAGAGGCCATTAAAAAGGCCACACAGGCAAAATTTCGTGGCTGTAAGAGCATCAACAGCAAAACCACCCCCAGATTTCCCGAATCCGCTGAACGGGAGTTCGCCAGGGTCACAAATGGCTACATGAAGATTCTGGATGATACAGTCAAAAAGCATCTTCCTGCCATCATGCGAGCCTACCAGAAAGAGCTCAATAAGACCATCCGAGAGGATGACATTCTGGATTCTTTTGATATGACCAAACGCGAGTTTCAGAAGATGGCCCAGGAACTCGAGCGAAAGCTTTCCAAGTATGGGCTCCAGAATCTCGTCGAGAAAGTGGCTCGGATTTCAAGAAAAAGCTCCTACCGCCAGTGGAAGCTTGCCTGCAAAAATACGCTTGGCATCGACCTCATGGATGACTACTACAACGGCGATTTCTATGAGAGTGAAATCAAGCGTTGGGTTGATGAAAATGTCCTGAAAATTAAGAGCCTCCCGACTGAGACTCTTGGCTCTATGCAGGAAATCGTGTTCAACGGCTTCCGAAACGGCGAGAGCACCAAGGACATTGCAGCGAGCATCCGAGAGGAATATCAAACGAACCGTCACCAAGCCCAGATGCTGGCCCGAGACCAGGTTGCAACATTGAACTCTCAAATCTCAAGACTTCAGCAGGAAGATGCCGGCTGTACCAAGTACCGTTGGTCAACCTCGAAAGACTCCCGTGTTCGTGATTGCCACAAGTCTTTTGACGGAAAGGTGTTCAGCTGGGATAACCCGCCAGAAGGCTGGTACAAGACCAAGAATGGTATCAAGTACACTGGCCGGCACTGTAATCCTGGTGAAGATTACATGTGTCGCTGCGTCGCCATTCCCATTTTCGACTTTGAAACGCTCGATGTGCCTATGCAATCTCAGGACAACAAGGAGGACGTAGAGACATGGAAACCAAAGAACGGATAGATGTCTTTGTTCTCATTGAAAACGGTAAAACGGTCTGTATTTGCAAGCGGGACCGCAAAGGATGCCGAAATTTCTGTGAAAAAGCCACCGTTGAGAGGGATAAGTACGAAGACTGGAAAGATGCATTCCAACAGAACCGATACGGCAAATGCCGTGGAGAAGACTGATTTTAGAGGAAAAGGCCTTGAAGATTGGATTTTTTAAGTCGCCCAAGATGGCGACAGGTCCGCCCTATAACAAAGCCTTAGATGAAAGGAGTTGCCTTGAATGAAAAACATCACTGCAATCAATAGCATTTGTACCCAGCTCATCAAGTCTTGCGAGAAAATCCAGGCTGTCAATTCCGGTATGGCTATGATCGAGCATTCCACACCGGAGCTGCTGGAAACCTACGACAGCATCCGGTTTGATGAGCTGGAGCACACCCAGGTTCTGGTCCTCAGCCTTACACAGCTTGTCACTGCCTCTTCGGCGGAGGATGAAAACATGGACGACGGCAGCGCCTTTGGCCCGGGGGAGCTTACCGCAGTGCAGGGAGAGAAGAAAAATGAGGAGGATGAATAATGGACGAGCCCAAAAACAGCGCACCTAAGCTGTCACGGGTTATCCGGTTAGACAGCCTCCCGGTCAATTCTACCTACTTCACAGAAGAGGGATACCTCGTTGACCATCCGGTGCTGACAAGCATTGGCATCTTCGAGTATACGAACGCAGACGGGTCAATCCGCCGGGAGCTGCGGCTTCCCGAGGAAGTCTTCAAGCCTGAAAGCCTGAAAACGTACAAGGGAAAGCCCATCATCATCACGCATGATGCCGGGCTTATCACCAAGGACAACGTTGGTCAGGAAGCAATCGGAACCATCCTGTCCGAAGGATATCAGGACGGCGACGATGTTCGGGCCGAAATCATCATCCATGACACGGATGAGATGAAATCAGTTGGGTTGAAAGAGCTGTCACTCGGCTACAACCTGACGCTCGATGAAACACCGGGCGTTTGGGAGGGCAAGCCGTATGACGCTGTTCAGCGAGATATTACCATCAACCACCTCGCTCTTGTCTTGCAGGCAAGAGCCGGAGACCAAGCACGGCTGAATATCGACAGCCGTGACCGCACACCGAAAGGAGTAAAAAAGATGTCCAAGAAGAAAATTGTGAAGTCTGGCACTCGTGCCGACGGTGTTCTGAGCCCCGAGGAGCTGCAGAAGGCAATCGCCGACTACAAGAAGCGCCGGTCCGAGCGTCTGGAGGGTCAGAAAGACGATGACATGGCTCCCCCCGCAGATGGCACTACCGACACCAAGAAGACTGCCGAGGCTGATGGCGATGATGACGACACCACCGCTGAGGGCCCCGACAACCAGAAAGCTGCGGTCCAGGCCATCAAGGACCGCCGCGACCGCCGTGACGAGGATGGCGACCCCAAGGATAAGGATGCCGCAATGGGAGTGATTGCCCAGCAGGACAGCGACATGGATATTCTGTTTGACATCATCGACACCCTGCTGGCCGAGCGCGACATGAAGGCTCAGGCCGACGGCGACAACTGCGATCCCAACGACCCCAATGCCAACTGCAACACCGACGATGACGATACCGATGACGCTGACAATAAGCCCGCAGGCGCTCTGAAGGCTGTCAATGGCGACGATGATGACGAGGACGACGACCTCAACGAAGATGAGGATGACGATGACATCCCCACTACCAACGAGGCCGATGTCGGTGATTCTTCCGTCAAGGAGCCCACTTCCAATATGGACTCCATCGACGCTATCGTCCGTCAGCGTGTCCAGCTGGGTGTTGCTGGTGCAAAGCTCGGCATCAAGGGCCTGGAGAACATGAAGCTCTCCGCGGCCAAGAAGACCGTTATCCGTGCCGTCAATCCCAACATCCGCCTGGATGGTAAGAGCGACGCTTACATCAACGGCGCCTTTGCTTGCGCTATGGATGCCGTCAATGCTGGTTCCCGCAAGGACACCAAGTACCAGAAGAAGCAGATGTTCAACGGTGACTCCCGTGGTTTCCGTGCAAAGACCAGTGTTTCTTCTTCCGATGCAGCCCGCGCTCGTATGATCGAGCGCCGTATCAACAAGGAGGCAAAATAACATGAGTGCACAGACCAAGTACGGCTTTTCCACCCCGATCGGCTCTGCCGGCGGCATTGTCGATATCGCTCCCTATGCCATCGACAGCTTCCTGAATGAGGAGAAGAATGGCGTCCTGAAGTTCGGCGTTGGCGTTGTGCAGGGCTCCAAGCCTGGCATCAACATCGCTCTGCCCAAGACTGGCGCTACCGCAGCCAAGTTCGATGGCATCGTTACCAACGGTCGCACCACCGAGTATGACATGGACGGCAAGCTGGCTATCCGCTCTGGCGCAGCCGTCGGCGTTATGCGCTATGGCCGCATCTATGCCCGCGTTGCCGAGAAGGTCACTCCTCAGTATGGCGATGCCCTGTATCTGATTACCGAGGGCGACAACGCCGGCCTGTTTACGAGCACCGCTTCCGACACCTCTGGCTCCACCACCGTGGCCGTCAAAGGCCGTTTCCTTGGAGCCGCAGATCTGACCACCAAGGTTGCCCCCGTTGAGCTGTTCAACGAGGCACAGGCTTAACCAGAAAGGAGAAAAACACAATGGCAATGGATTACAACCGCAAGGAAGCAAAAACTCTCCGTGAGTCCGCAATCCCTGCAGCCGTCATGGCATCTGAGGGCACTCGCTTCGACAGTGAGGACGATGCTTCCGTCTTCTTCGCCCGGGAGCTCGACCACGTTAAGGCTGAGTCCTATGATGTCGAGTACCCTGAGTTTACCGCCCTGAACCTGTTCCCGGTCAGCAACGACACCGACCCCGGTGCCGAGACCGTTACCTACTACACCTACGATAAGACTGGCCTGGCAAGCGTCATCGACAACTACAGCACCGACCTGCCTCGTGCTGATGTCACTGGCAAGCCCAGCTACGCTCAGGTCAAGTCTATCGGCGACAGCTACGGCTACTCCGCTCAGGAGATGCGTGCATCCCGTATGGCTGGCAAGTCTCTGGATGCTCGTAAGGCTGAGTCCGCTCGCTACCAGATCGACAACCTGACCAACAAGATTGCATGGCGTGGTGATGAAGCTTCCGGCCTGATGGGCGTCCTGTCCACTGGTCAGAATGTTCCTCTGTACACCATCACCAACGGCGCATCCAACAAGGCCGACTGGGCCAACAAAACCGCCGACGAGATCCTGGCCGACATCAACGGTATGCAGAAGCAGGTTGCCCGCGTCACCAAGAACGTTGAGCGTCCTGACACCCTGTGCGTTCCGTCTGATGTCTACATGGATATCAGCACCCGTCGCATTCCCGACACCGCAACCACCGTCAAGGCATTCCTGCTGGCAAACGCTCCCTACCTGAAGGACATCATTTCCGCCGCAGAGCTGGATGCAGACGCGGTTGACACCAACCCGTATGCAAAGGTCACCGATGGCAAGGGCGTTGCGTTCCTGTTCAAGAACGACAAGCGCAAGATGGCTCTGGAGAACCCCATGCCCTTTATGCAGTATCCGCTGCAGGTCAAGGGCCTGGAGACTATCATTCCTTGCGAGGCTCGCACCGCAGGCGTGATTTTCTACTACCCGCTGTCTGCGCTGATTGCTGTCGGCGTCTCCGTTTCCTGAAATCTGTCCTAAGCTCAGAGAGGTTGCCATAGGTTGGCAACCTCTTTTTTTCTTATAAACGTGAAGTATGAAAGGGATATCAACATGACTCTGCTTAATGTCGGTTCCAAGATTATCAATGTTGGCACCACGATTCTTATGCCTGGTGACAAAATGGAAATTTCCGAGGAAATCAGTAAGCTGCCTGCCATTCAGGCTTTTGTCGAGCTCGGCTTTGTCTCTATCGTTGGAGAGGCCAAGACTCCTTCTGCCGCTGAACTCGCAACCACCGCCACTGAGTCCGCACCTGCCGCAGAGGAGGCCACTGCAAAGCGAGGCCGTCGCGCAAAGGCTGAGGAAGCCGCTGCTGAATAAATCGAAAGGATGAGCTTATGAGCGTCACAGAAGTAATCCGTCTCATCGGGCCGGAGTTCAATGACGTTGAGGATGATGAACTTTCCAAGTGGATTGAGCTGGTTCAACCCATGGTCAGTAAGAAGCTCTTTGATGACCTCTATGAACAGGCCGTTGCCTACCTTGTCTGCCATAAGCTCAAAATCGCCGGGAAAGGGGAGAATCCCCTTGGGGATATCGGCTCCATTGGCAGTCTTGGTTTCTCAATCGGAAGCGTATCCGAGGGAGGAACCAGCGTCAGCTTTGGTGCAAGCCAGAGCTCAAATCTTGCAAATGATGCCGAGCTGGCTCTGACCACATACGGATTGCAGTTCCTGTCCATCCGCAAAATGGTCATCATTCCCATTCGCTGTAGCGGCGAATCTCAGTGAGAGGTGATTCTTTATGGGAAGTATCGTGAATAGCCTCTGTATGAACCCTAGCTCCAAAGGCATTGCAGCTCTAAAAGTCCTTGACGAAATGAGCGACATGACCATTGAGGTTGGATTTCATGAGGGACAGGTTGCCGATGACGGAAGCACGCCTCTTGCCGCAATTGCCTACTGGAACCACTTCGGAACTGTATCCGAAGATGGCTCTGTGGCAATTCCCGCCCGTCCGTTCATGGATGAGCTTGAGAAAAAATCGGACCAGCTGAGTGCATTCTGCACTTCTGCCGTCCAAAACGCCACCGATGCAGCAGATGCTACAAGAAAAATTGGTGCAATGTCTGTTGGAATGATTCAAAAAGGCATCACCGATGAGCAGTGGGTTCCAAACGCTCCGTCCACCATCAAGAAGAAAGGCTCAGATAAGCCTCTGATTGATACAGGTCGAATGCGTCAGGAAGTCCACTACGTCGTCAAGAAAGGGAAGTGAGGCCATGGTTTTCTTTAAAAAGCCTTACACCGTGCGAAGTTACGGTGTAACATCGTGGGCCAATGGCTCTCCTACGTCTTCCTACACTGACAGAACAGTGTCCCTTGACGTGCAGGGCATCACTCGCACAAACCAGGATGAGCAGTCAGGACGTATGACTACAGGCTCTCTCACTGTATACAGCGATGAAGAGCTTCACCCGGCAGAGGCTGACAAGAAATACTCCGGCGACAGGATTTTCGTTCTTGACCGCTGGTATGTGTGCCGGCAGTCCGTCCGGTGGTTCAATACGATTCTGGCCCATTGGGTCTCTCAGTTTGAAGCCGTAGAGGGTGAGGAAAGCGACGGTGAGAGTAATGACAATTGAAGAGTGTCAGGACTCCATTCTACAGTTTTTCTCAAAACTGTACCCTGATTGCACCGTAGCGTATAGCTACCCCGGGATGACAGAACGGCCCCCGCTGCCATATGTCCTGCTTGACTTTGGCAAGGTCGAGTCTCAGCGTGTAGACAACTCTTTCGACCATGGAGATGGAATCCTGTACCAGAGCTGGCATCATAGCATCCCGCTCACAGTTGACCTTGTTCGGTCCAGCCAGACCAAACATTCCGGCGATGGAAGCAGAATCGTCCGCAGAGCCACAGCTGTTTCCGACCTCACACAGGCCGTTGTTTTTCTTAGCAGTTCAATGGCCGAAGACCAGCTTCTCGGTCTTGATATGTCAATTTCTGTTGATTCTGGCCCTCAGCCAGTCTATGGCAGTTCTGCTGGAATTGACCGTGCACGCTGTTCCATGACGGTTGATTTCACGATGCACTCCAAAGAGTATGCATCCCTGCATCCTCTCGATGGAGACTACGAAATCGCACGTCCATCCATGGCATCGAAAGCTCTTGCTGACTCCGAAGCTGGATACTTTACAGAAGTCCAGATAGAAGTTGATATGCCGAAAGGAGAGAAAACCAAATGAATGTTGACCAGATTATTAAGGCCGATATCACCATTTCCACATCGACCACTATTGATGGCGGATATGACAAGCTGCTGATTCTCGGCCCTCTGCCGAAGAATCCCGCAGGGCACCAGACCCCGGATGTTTCCAGCTATACTGGAACAGACGAGCTGAAAGAGGCTGGATTTACCACTGGAGACCCCGTTTATGACGCCGCACAGATTGCTTTCAGCCAGTCTCCGCGCCCCAGAGAGATTTTCGCCGCCGTCCGCAAGAGTCCCTCTGGCGATAATGAGGCCATCACTGATACGCTGGAGCGTGCAAAAGCCGTCACTGGGTGGTATGCCCTGTGCCCCGCTGGCATCGACGACAGCGAAATCGAGAAAATCTCCGCATGGGTCGAGTCCAACTCCAAGATTTGCCTGTTCCAGACTACCAGCCTTACTGACAACCCCGTCGGAGAAACAATGAGCCGCAGTGCAGTCATCCATGCCACAAACAAGGAAGACTACATCAACGTCGCTCTCGCAGCCCGCTTCCTGTCTTACGACCCGGGCTCTGAGATTTGGTCCTACAAGACGCTGTCTGCTGTTTCTGGGCAGGACTTGTCCGACCGCGAAACCAAGGCACTGGAAGCCGCAAACATCTCGTTCTTCACCAAGGTTGGCCGCATGTATGTGGTCATCGGTGGCAAGATGGCAAACGGAGAATGGATTGATACTATCCGCTTCTGCGACTGGCTGATTACTCAGATTCAGAGCAACTGCTTCAATCTGCTTCTCCAGTACAGCAAAGTCCCGTACACCAAAGAGGGTATCGCCCTTATGGAAAGCGCCCTGCGTTCCGCTCTGGACTCCGGCGTAAAAGCTGGCGGCATTGCCAGCCCTGAAATCATCGACGAAGAGCAGGTTCCCTCGTACACCATCGAGGTCCCGTCCATTTCCGAGATTTCCGAGGCCACCCGCCATGAGCGTAAGCTCCTTGGCATCAAGTGGCGTGCCCGACTTGCAGGCGCCATCAAGAGCGTCGAAATCGCCGGCACTGTCAACTACTAAAGGAGGAATGCACTGTGAGAAAAAGAGTACATACCTACAGCCCCAAGAACGTGGTTGCGGCCCTGGGCAACCATGTCCCGAGCGGATACGCAAAGGACAGCTTCATTTCCATTGCCGAGCTTGGTGATGGCGCTACCGATGAGGCTGGCGCAGATGGCGAGGTCGTCGTGAGCATTTCGGAGGACCCCCGCTTTGAGGTCAAATTCGTCATGCAGTACGGCAGCACCACAAACGACTGGCTTCTTTCAAAGTACCGCCTCAACCAACAGCAGCCTGGTGCTGGCTATTTTCCGATCCTCATCAAGGATCTGGGCGACAACCCTGTGTTCACCGCCGAGACCGCATGGATCACCAAGGCTGCTGGTATTGCCTATGGCGCAACTGCTGGCAACCAGGAGTGGACTCTGCACTGCGTCGGCGAACTAACCCCGCAGTAAGGAGGAATGATCTATGAAGCTGAAGCGAATGGAATCCAAGGAAGTCAGCATCGGTGAAAGCGTCTTCCATATCCGTCCTCTGGGGGCCATGAATGCCGCATATGTCTTTGGCGATGTCACGTCCATCGTGCTGCCCATCCTTGGCACGGTTGCCGTTTCCAAGGGTGATGAGGAGAAAGAAAAGGCCATGAGCCTTGATGTGTTCAAGGACATGTCCCTAGATACCGAGTCTCTGGCAAATGCCCTTGGAAAAATCAACGGCGACAAGCTCACGACCCTGATTGATGAGCTTGTTCTGCGGTTCCGAAATGTGTCTTTCCAGACTGAAAACGGTGACTGGAACGCACTGACCCGGGATGATTTCGATGAAATCTTCTGCGCGGATATCTCTGGAATGGTTAAGCTGTGTGTTGCTGTCATCCAGCAGAACTACAGCAATTTTTTCGACGGGCTGAGTGGCCTCTTTGGGAGCCAAGAGAAAGCTACTCAGGAGGAGACTCTGCCGAAGAATACGGCGACTTTGACTCCGAACGCCTAACAGGCCTGGAGTTCATCATGTATGCTCTCATCCAAGGCCGCTATGCATCTATGTACGAGCTCAAAGAGGTTTACAACCTCGATGAGGCTCTAATGCTCTACGACCTGATTTCCATGCAGAAAGACATCGAGCGCATGAAGATTGAGAGAGACGCAGCGGAAGGAGGTGGCTAAATGGCAAAAAGCACAGTTCTTAATGAGTTCTTCAACGTCATCAAGTTCAAGACTGACCAGGCCAGCCTCAACCAAGCGCAGAGCTCCATTATGAAATTCAAGAGCATCGCCACAAAGGCTCTTGGATTCCTTGGAGTCGGTATTTCTCTTTCATGGCTAAAAGGCATCGCCGAGGAGTTCGGTGACATCAACGATGCCATCAGTGGAGCGACAGAGGGCCTTGGCGAACAGTCCGAAATCCAGAAAAAGATTTTGGCTTCTGCCCAGGACTGCCGTGAATCCTACGGGAAAATGGCCGAATATGTCGATGATCTGGTCATGAAGAACCAGAAGCTCTTCCCAGTTGATGATGCCATCAGGTTCACGTCCTTGATGGAAAAGCTTGAAAAGGGGAGCGGCAAGGAAAGCAACCTTGCTTCCACAATGTCGCTTTTCTCAAAGGCTACCACGTCAGGGAGCTTCGACAAGAGCACGTTTGCTCAATTAGCCGAGAAAGCCCCTGAAGTCATAAACACCATCGCTGAAGCAACAGGGAAGAGCAAGAAGCAGCTAGAGAGCATGGCCGCTGCTGGCACGCTCTCTGTCAGCACCGTCAAAAATGCCATCTTTTCTGCGGAAAATGAAATCCAGAAGAAGTTCGATGGCCTGGACTTGTCGGTGAATGATGCCATCACGCATATCCGTAACAGCTGGGGATACTGGTTCGAGGATATCGACAGTACATACAAGATTACGGACAAGCTATCACGGCTCTTCATCGACTTCAGCGACAAACTGCTGACCAGAGCCAAGAAAATCAAATCCTGGCTTGATGATGTCGCTAAGAAGATGGGCGGCTACGAAAAGCTTCTGAAGCTCATCGCAATGGCCGCTGCGGCTGTCTATATTGCGATGAACGCCCCAGCCATCACAAAATTCCTATATGGCGTCGTTGGTCTCCTTGGGAAAATCAATATCCAGACGGTACTCGCTGCTGCAAAGTGGCTGGCCCTGTTCCTTATCATCGAGGATATCTGGACGTTCCTGCAGGGCGGAGATAGCGTCATAGGACGGCTGCTCAAGGACGCTGGAGTTGACACCGATAAGTTACGAGAAAAAATCAACTGGTTCTTTCAGCAGGTTCCAAAGCTTTTTGAAAAAATCGGTAAGTTTTTGTCCGAGCATAAGACTGGACTTTCTACGGCCGCAGGCCTCATCACAACGCTTCTCGTTTTAATCGCAAAAGTTCCCCCAATGATTGAGAAGATTGAGAAGGCCGGCTCATTGGCCATGAAAGCTCTTAGCTTTGCCGGTCTCAGCCCTCACATTCTGTTAATTATTGGGCTCATTTTCGCATTAGCCGCAGCCGCGCTCGATTTCTGGAATTTTCTCAAAGGTAAAGATAGCCTCATTGCTAAAGCCCTCGAGAAAATGGGTGTTGACACCGAAAAACTCCGCGAAAAAATCTTTGGATTCGTAGACACTGTAAAACAAAAGGTGTCTGCATTCAAAGACTGGATTTCTGGAATTTTTGACTGGATTGGTCAGAAAGTAGAGTGGGCGAGGGGTATCCTTGACGGAATCCGCTCGTCCATGTTCGGAAAAGGAAGTACCACTGACGAAGACGGCTTCGGCGGTTCCAAAGGCGGAAACACCTCTGGCGGCTCAAAGGGAGGCTCTTTCAGCAACTCCGCCTGGGGTGCTGGCCGTGGCGTGTCGCCAAAGACCGCCGCAAACAACCCCGTCACCAACAACAAAAGTGTCACCATCAAGCAGGAAAACAACCAGCAGTACACATTTAAGGTTGACTCCACGGATGCCGCAGACAAGCTGCATAAAGAAGTCAACAGCCAGAGCTCTCAGTCTGCTGATGATCTGGCCCGCTCACTCAACTTCGGGAGGTGATGCAGCATGAAAGCCACAAAACCTGCCAAACTCGGCACTCTGGAGTTTGATGCCATCATTGAAAGAACCGAAGATTTGGAAAGTGAAGTGCCTCAGTACGCCACAGAGGCCGGATACTCTGTCAGTGATAACATCTGCTTAAAGGCTGTATCGCTCAATGTCACGGCTGTTTTCTCAAATTCCCCCGTGACATGGGCAAAAGAGCACACAGCCTCTTCCAGCCGCGTAGAGATGATGTGTGAAGAGCTCCGCAAGCTCTGGAAATCCCGCGCCGTGATGGAATTTTCCGCTGGCGGAGATGTCTATGAGAACATGTGCATCGAGAGCTGTTCTCTGCCGAGAAAGACTGATACCGGAAGCAGCGTCTATGTTCAGATGACGCTCACCCAGGTCACAATTACGAGCTCTGATGCAATGAACATTGACATCAAGTACGTTCGTGGCGGCAAATCCTCAAAGAACGTCGGCAGTGGTCGGTCTTCCGCCTCGTCCGCTTCCTCAAAATCATCTGACTCATCATCCAGCAAGCGAAGCGTGGCTTGCTCCCTTGGAGTTGCAGCAGGACTGCTAAAGGAGAATCCGTAATGGTCTACTATGAGCTTTCGGTCCCTGACCACAATGATGCCACCATGCGAGTAAACCTCGATGGTGAGTATTATTATTTCCGCACGACATGGAATGAGAAAGGCGGCTTTTGGCTCTTCAGTGTCTATGACTCGGAGATGAACCTGCTTATAGGGATGACAAAGCTGGTTCCTGGCGCAATCTGGAACTTCTTCGTCATGGAGTCCTGCGGCCCTCCCGGTATCATTGGTGTTGTTTCGGACAACGAGAGAATCGGGCGGAACGACTTCGTGGATGGAAATGCCCGTCTGATATATGCCTCGCTCGACCAGAGCGAATAAAAAGCTATTCTGCACTATGCGGGGTGGCTTTATTTTTTGAGGTCACACCATGCAGAGAAATTTCAACAGACAGTACCGCGTCCGTATCGGCAAGAACGGTGCAGCAGGCGTAGAGCTTGGTAGAAACAATGAGACTACCGGACGTGCTCTCCGGTGCCAGTTCAGCGTAGAGGTAGGGGAGAGCGTGTCTTCCAACACCGGAAAGATATCCATTTGGAATCTGGCAAAAGAAACGCTCCAACTTCTGGAACAGGAAGACTGCCTCATTGAACTGCGTGCCGGATACGACAACGACATCCCCGTCATCATGGGCGGAACCGTCACCTGCGTGTCTACATCCGGCGACAGTGCGGACAAGCAGACCACGATTGAATTTGCCGACAGCTTCACATCTGCCCGGGACGGAACCGTGAGCCTCAGCTACTCTGGCAGCGTGAGCGGAAAGAAAATCATCGAGGACTGTGCTGTTGAAATTGGGTGTGGCGTCAGATACTCCAAGAACGTGTCATTCCCTGACGTGAAAAATTTTGCGTTCGTTGGAAATGGGAAGACGCTCATCGGGAAGATTTGCAAGCTTGCCAATTTGCGCTGGAGCGTCCAGAACGGCATCGTGCAGATTTGCACGGTAGATGAGCCGATTACCACTGCTGCGTACAAAATGTCCGCAGAGACTGGCCTCATTGGTTCTCCCGCACCGTTCTTTGATTCCGCACAGAGCAGCGACAAGACCAGTTCCAGCGGCTCAAGCTCGAAAAAGAAGAGCAGCAGCTCTTCAAAGAAGAACACGACAAAGCGAAAGGCCAAAAAGGGACTGGAAATCACATACCTGCTGAACGGCCATATCCACGTCGATGACTACATCCGCATGGACTCGAATGAGTATAAAGGCAACTACCGAGTCTCAAAGATTGCCTTTAGCGGTGATACTGATGGTGGAGACTGGGCCTGCAAAGCAAGAATCGTGGAGGTGAAGTAACAATGATGAATGATTTCGCACAGGAGAAAGTGGATGCCTTTTCTCAGCTTGTCAGTGACATGCTGGATGAGGTTCATACTTCTTCTTCTGGAAAGATTGATGGCGTCAGCGAAAACTTCACCGCCAACGTCACCCCGGATTTGAAAGTCATCACAGATGATGGCCGGACCATCCCGTATCCCAAAATCCCTGGTGTTCGCATTGTCATGCCTTGTGGCGCCGGGGGAACGATAGGCTTTGCGTTCCCCGTCAAAGATGGAGACGGCTGTATCTCTGTCTATGGAGAGGGCGGAGCTGGAGAGGATCTGAAGCATGACCTATCCAATGCGCTCATCATCCCCGGGCTGTCTGAATCATCCAGTGACAATGTAAAAAAGGCCGGAAGCGAAGATGCTGCGGTTATGTTTGCCGGGGACACGACAATCGTAGTCCAGAAAGACCGCGTTGTTGTCACCCGGGGCAGCACAACGATAACGGCAACCGATTCCGGCGTTGAGGTCAGCGCTTCACAAGTGACCATCAAGGGAAACGTTGACATCAGCGGAAATGCGAATGTCTCCGGCACTCTGACAGCCGGCGGCATCGTTATGAATACCCATACCCATACTGGCGTACACGGCCAGACTGGCGGACCCATGTGAGGTGAGAAGATATGGCAGCACTTAAAGACATTGCCTTAGATAAGAATGGAGACCTATATATCGGAAAAACTGGGGATTTCACCATCATCAATTCCATCCGTCAGGCCCTCCAGATAAAGCTTCGGTGGCTCAAAGGTGAGTGGGTTTACAACACCTCCTACGGAACGCCGTATTTTGAGGACATCCTCGTCAAAAATCCAGACCGGGCCATCATTGAAAAGGCTATCCGCGACCAGATTCTCAGCGTTGACGGCATCATTGGCATCAATTCCATCAGTCTGTCATGGGACCATGCCACACGAGTTATGAACTGCAAGTTTTCCGTAAAAACGACAGAGGGAGATATTGAAAGCGAGGTGACGCTGATAAATGGCTGAGTATGGAGTTACGCCGTCCGGCTTTGTTCTGAAACGACTGGACGACATCTATTCCGAGGTTACTACCGCACTCAAAGAGCAGATTGGCGTTGACCCGTCAGAAAATCCGCAAGGCATCCTGAATGTCATGACCACGATTTTCTGTGACCAGCTCGCATCCCTGTGGGAGGAGTATTCCAACGGGTACGAGAATCTTTTTCCACTTACAGCTGATGGAATTGCGCTTGACCGCTGCATGGAAATCGGTGGAGTAAGCAGAATCGGAAAGTCCAGGACCACATACATGCTTGCCTGTACCGGAAAAGAGGGAACCGTCATTCCTGCCGGAGCCCTTGTCCAGACAAGCACTTCTCCCACTCGACAATTTCAGTGCGCAAGCATCAGCGAGATTTCGAGCAAAAACTGGAAAGTGCTTGAAATCCGTCCCATCGAGAATATTTCTGGAAAGTTCTCGTTCAGCTTTGAAATTGAACGGAATGCCACTTCTGGTGATGTTGGGGCTACACTTGAGAGCTCAACGCTGGCAAAGGATTTAGAGGCAACATCCTATGGCGACGCAGTAGACAAAATCTATACCGCTCTCAAGGACTTCACCTCTCTGGAGCAGTATGGTATCTCTGTTTCCAAAAAAGCGGGGGAATCTGGAGATGAAAGCATCGTCCTCTCTGGCTCAAAGGCGTCCGATAGCTTTTCCTCATCGCTTTGTCCGTATGTCTCTATTGTAAGCGTCACAAGTAATATCCTGTTTGAGGGTGTCGATTATGGTAGCGTAAAGCTGGCAGATGGAACTATCACAAAAATCGTGTCAATTATCGACGGCTTTGATTCCGTAACCAATTGCGTTGCCCCAACCGCAGGCCGCTTGGCTCAGACTGACGCGGAGGCCCGGTCATCTTACATCAACCGCCTTGCAAACCGGGCCGTTGGCACGGTGGATAGCATCGTGTCCATTCTCTATAGCGACGTGGCTGGCGTCACTTTCGCAAAAGGATATCAGAATGACACAGACGAGGTGGATTCCGCAGAACGCCCCCCGCACAGCATTGAGATTGTTGTCCAGGGTGGAGAAGACGACGCTGTTGCCAATGTCATCTGGAAGAACAAAGCTGCCGGCATCAGAGCCTATGGCTCGTACTATGCCTACGCTACCGATATCTCCGGAAATCTGCAGTATGTCGAGTTTACCCGGGTGAAAGAAGTCTATCTGCTTCTCTCCGTCAAAATCACGAGTGCCGGAAGTCTCGACGATGACTATGTGGAGCGCGTTCAGGCGCTCTTGTCCAAAGAAACAGTCAAAGCCGGCGAAACGATTCGCCTCCAGAAGTTCATTCGCCCCATCATGGACAATGTATCCGGTGTTGACTATGTGGAGATTCGCGGTCTTCTTTCCTACGACCCGCACATCGAGAATGTCGAGGATGGCTCTATGCGGACCGGCACTGTGGCTGTATCCATTGGGCAGCAGCCCATCATCGTCGCCAATTGCATCCGGGTGGTGAGGGAGTCATGATTGTTTCCTATCAGGAAATGCGCGATAAGCTCCCCATGGAGTTCAAGCTTGAGATATACACTGATATGTTTTTCGGTGATTATATCTGTGATACGCTTGACGACATTGCGGATTTACCAAAGAACTGCGCCATGGGAAGCTGCGCCAGAGTCATAAATCCGCTGTCCGTCTACTGCAAAAATTCTCATTCGGAATGGGTTTTGCAGCGGGCGATGGATGCCAGTGAGACAAAGGAGACATAGAGCAAATGGCGTATACCACTTTAAGTGAACTGCCGTTCATCGTAGAAGACTCATCCAAGATTGACGGCTATCTTTCCGCCCTCGCAGACCAGTGCGAGGAGCTTTCTCTTCGGTTTGTGAATCTCCCGAAGCTAAACAATCTTGACTCCTGTACCGGAGAGCAGCTTGACCGAATCGGCCAGCTTGTCGGCCTCACCAGACGAGAAGCCGGAACCATGATTGGAAGCCGAGAGCTTGCTGACAACGATGATGTTTACCGGATGACCCTCAAATATAAGGCGTATGTCAACTCCTGCAGGTGCACACCGGATGATATCATCACAGCAACCAAAATCATATTCAATGCAACTCAGGTGTCCTATAGTGAAAGAGCAGATACCCCTGCGACATTTTATCTTTCCATCTTCGCCCCGTTCTCAGATGTTGTTATGTCTCTGCTCGGTACGCATGACCTCATCATTCACCCTGCCGGGGTGAAAGTCAGGACTTCGCTTTCCTCCAAAGACACTGATACGTTTGGCTTCTCCGACTTGAATCCTAATGTTGCCGGGTTCGGCAAGGGAAAGTTCGCGCAGTCGGTTATGTGAGCCAGAAAGGAATAAAAATGGCAACAGAAAAATCATCTGCCACCATCGACGATTACGTCCGCAATGTATTTTCTGACAAAGGCGTCTGTGCGGAGCTTTCACTCGATGAGTGGCTTGGCGGCTGGGCAAGCATCGTTGGTGGCGTAAATGGAATCCCGACATCCCAGCAGTTCAATGCTGTGTTCAATATTCTGTCTTCAATTACAAACCAGACTGCCAGCACAGTAAACGCAGCCTCCCGAACTGCAAACGACGCTTTGCCGAAGACAAGCTTCAATGCGGATGCGATCATCGCTCTTCTCAAGGCAAAAGGCCTCATGACTGGATGCAATTCAGATATGCTGGATGGAAAGCACTCCACTGATTTCGCTGCTGCGAAACACAGCCACAACGCATCCGACATCAACGCCGGGACCTTGCCAATTGCTCGTGGAGGAACAGGTGCAAGCACCGCAGATGCTGCTTGTGATAGCCTTGGGGCCATGCGTAAGGCTGGAGGCACATTTACAGGAACTGTTTATTTCGGAAACCAGTCGTACTACATCGATTCTTCTGGTGTCGCCAACTTTTCCCGAGCATACGGTGCTGTCTATAACGACTATGCCGAGTTTTTCCCTCGCGGGGAGGACACTGAGCCTGGTGATATCGTCGCCCTTGATGTCACAAGTACACAGGAGCGCTATATCAAGGCTACGAATACGAGCTACCATGTCGCTGGCGTTCACTCTGACGAGTATGGAATGCTTATCGGCGGAAACCACGTTGAAAATGCAGAGGATTACGTTTCAGAGAATCTGAAGACCTTTATTCCGGTTGCACTTGCTGGGCGTGTTCACGTCAAGGTTGTCGGAACCGTCCGCACAGGCGACTACATCATTCCGTCCGAGATTCCCGGAATTGGCCGTGCCGTCAAGTTCTGTGAAGTTCCCAAAAGCGGCCAGGTTGTTGGATATGCAGTCGAATGCGATGACCGCACCGACATCCGAAAAATCCGCGTTAGAGTAGGGGAGAGGGGGTGAACCCATGTCCGCATCAAAAGAAGCTCTTATCACCCCGGAAGAGTACCTTGCTTTGAAAAAAATCGCGGAGCAAGAGGTTGCCAGAAGAAGCAACACAAAAAGCGTCGGTTCCATGAGCAAGTACAACGGCAGTTCTTACAGTTATATCAAACAGCCGGCAAGGAGCGTGGATATCCTCAGCGAGCATATCCGAAAAATCACAGAGCCTGTCGATGCTATCTGTGGGTCGCATCTCACGAAACCGGATAACAGCATTGTATCAGCCGATACGCTCAATCAAGCCACTGCAAAAATCTACGAATTGTCTCAAAAGGCCCCCGCAGGAGGAAGTAACACAGGTTGCGCAGCCTCTTGCTCGGGCCTTTGCTATTCTGGATGTTACTCCGCATGTACAGGCTGCGCCGGCTCTTGCACTGGCTCCTGCGAAACATCGTGCACTGGAGGCTGTAAAACAACCTGCAATGATACTTGCACCGGAAGCTGTAAGGGCAACTGCAAAACCACTTGCACAGGATCTTGTACTGGTTCCTGCACAGGCTCCTGCACCGGAACCTGCAAAACCAACTGCGCCATTGCCTGCTCAAGCGGCTGCTCTGGTGGCTGTTCTGGCTGCGGAGGAAAGTGCGAGTCCAGCTGCAAAGGAAGTTGCGGCGACTGTGATGGCTCATGCGGAGACAATTGCACAGGCTGCGCAGGAAGCTGCAAATCAGGATGTGGTGGAAACTCCTGCAAAGGAAATTGCGCATTCTCGTGTACGAGTTGTGGCTCATTTTTGTGATTTGAAAGGACCAATAGTATGGATTCAGCTACTATTTTCCGCCTTGCACCGGATGCTGAAGACGGCTTTGCCCGTCGCAATCAGGCCCTCTGCAACTTTTTGATGCAAAAACCCGTCTCGCCAGATGACTTTGTTGTAGTTCAGCGGATGCGTCCCGGGAACCGTTTTGCCCGTTGCCTTGGCTATCTGTCCATTTTTCAGTGCCTGGATGCGAAGAGCTTCAAAAGCTGGGTTTCATATTCAGAAAAAGTCGTAAAGGCCGCTGGCGATGCATGTGAACGGTCATTTGAGAACAACTATGAGCTCAGGCTTTTCGCCTATGCCCTTGCCGTCCGCACGTTCCCGGATGGATATGACTGCTTCAAGCAGCTTGGTCCTTTCAATGTTGGAGAGCTTCAAGGCATTGCTTCTCTCAAAATTGACTCAGATGAACGTGTTTGGGCCATGTATGTTTTTGGAAACGCCGTGCTCGACTATCTGAGCACCGACGCCAGCCGGGACTTTCACACGTTCCTGCGGTTGATGATTTCCCTTGCTACCGCCAAAGAAAAGTATAGTGAGGTCGATGCAAAGCTTCCTCACTTCAACGATATGAACATGGGAGTTTTTGTAAATGCAGACCAAGACTGAGAAAACATTTCACCTGTCAGAATCAGAGAGTCTGAACATTGAGCGGCTTCATTGCATCAATGAAAGCTATAAGGATTTCGTTGCAGTCTTGGCAAAAAGCTTCTCCGAGGTTCCCTCTGACGCCGCAAAAGAGATGATTGAGCACTACCGAGTTCTCTGCCAACGCTCTTGGATTGAGCTTCATGTTGCACAGGATTCCTTATTTGCTGCCCTCATTGGCGAAATCCCTGAAAATATGGGCTTCAGGTTTGACTTTGAGAGAAGCGAGGTGACGTGCTGGTGGTGACAAAGAAGAAAATTCTCGGCGAGAAAGAGTACACCGATTATCTTCGGCGGCTCTTTGGTAAACCAGATGATTCCTCCATGGCTGTCAGCCGTGGCGTCACATTTCAAATCACCGGGGACTGCACCCTCCGCTGTTCCTACTGCTACGAGCATCATAAGAGTTGTGGAGCTATGACTCTGGAGACTGGCCGTAAAATCGTTGATTACATCCTGAATTTATATGAAGACGGGACGGGAAGCTTCATCAACAAGAGCACAAAGGGAATTGTTCTGGACTTCATCGGCGGCGAGCCTCTGCTTGAGGCCGAGCTGATTGAGCATATCTGTGACTACTTTTTCGCAGAATGCTGGCGTAGAAAAATTCCAATTGCACCGTTTTCCAGAATTTCTTTTGCCACAAACGGCCAGCTTTGGTTCTCGCCGGAAGCCCAGCATCTGTTCAAGAAGTACCACAATATTATGTCCGTCACAGTCTCCATCGACGGCGTAAAGGAGCTCCATGACGCCTGCCGCGTTGATAAAAACGGCATTGGCTCTTTTGAAAGCGCCTACAAGGCATTCCAGGACGGCAAGAAGTACGGTTGGTACAACTCTAAGATGACATTTGTTCCTGAGTCCATCAAGTACATCTTTCCCAGTGTAAAGATGATGGTTGCAGAGGGCTGTGAAGTCATCAATTGCAATTTTGCATACGAACCTCAGTATACCCAAGAAGATGCCAAAGCCATTTACGTTGAGCTGCGGAAGCTCTCCAACTGGCTCATCGACACCAAATGCCTGTCTTTTATCTCAATTCTGGAGTCTGATCTTGGCACTCCACTTGGTCCAGAAGATAACCAGAACTATTGCGGTGGAACAGGGAACATGCTCGCTTTTGCTCCAGACGGCAAGGCGTATCCATGCATTCGGTATGCTCCAATCTCCATAGGTGATGAGAAAGCTGCTGACATCTGCTTTGGAGACTGCTTCAATGGCACATTCAAAACTGCGCACCAGAAAAAGGTCAAGCAAGATCTTGATGCCATCACCCGCACGAGCCAGTCTCCGAAAGAGTGCCTGAACTGTCCTGTGGCAAAGGGATGTGGATGGTGCAGCGGATATAACTACGAGCGATACGGAACCGCGAACCGACGCTACACGGGCATCTGCTATGCTCATAAGGGCCGCGTTCTTGCCGCTTGCTACTACACCAACAAACGGGCCGTTGAGATTGGCGATGTTGAACCCAAGAAAATTTATCTTCCGCGTAAAGAAACGGAAGAAATCATCGGAAAGGAGCTGTCCGATGAGCTATTTGAACTTGAAGAAGAAGCCAAGGAGGTAGCAGCTGATGGCATTCCTGATTGCTGAGAAGAAGCTTGAAACCGAACAGTCATGCTGGTATAGGTTTGTCTGTGATACCCCAGCAGATATCCTGAATCTGCCCAATGCGACTGATTCTGGAAAATCTTATACCACGAAGAAGCTCGCCCTCAAGACCAGTCTTGCATACTGTATCGGTACGTCCCGCATCTATATGCTCGACAGTACCAATCGGTGGAGGCTTCTTGCCGGCATTACGGATATCGAACTCGCGGCCATGGCCGTCAAGGCAGAAGATATCCTCGCTTATAGGAATGAAGCAGAGCGGTTCAAGGATATCACTATTGAGCGTGCTGCCGCAGCTCTTGCCTCTCAGAATGCCGCCAAGGATTCCGCAGATGACGCCGCTGCATCAGCTAAAGAAGCTCAAAAGTACAAAGGCGCCGCCGCAAGCTCCGCTTCAGAAGCCCTCAAATCCAAGAGTGCCGCAAAAGACAGTGAGGACGCCGCAAGGCAGTACAGCGAAAGCGCCAAGGATGCCATTGCAACAGCAAAGAGAGACTACAGCGGTGGCTATTTGAAGACCTATGAGCTTACCGCTCCGAAGTCCGGATGGAAAGCACTGAGTCCGGCAAGAGGTCAGTACACCTATTACTGTGACATTTCTGTTCCTGACTTGACCGAACGCCACGCCCCATTTGCGGCCACTGGACTAGAAAGCTACAGTGCAGCGACAATAGCAAGACTGGCAAACGTCATAGAGACAAGAAACGGTTCCGTTCGGCTCTTTGCAAAGAAAATCCCAACCGAGGATATTTCTTTCATTCTCACACTGTTTGGTGTTGGAACGTTGAATTTCGAGCTTACGCTTACCGTTGCCGACTGGAAGAAGATGGAGAAGCCCATTGGGCCAAATCGCTATTACTGCGATATTTCCGTCCCCGGATGTCTTTCGACTCTTACTCCGCTTGCAACAACAGCCCTTGAAAATTCCGAAGCTGCAGGCCCAGCAGGCCTTGCAAGCATTGTTGAAACGCATGATGGCTTTGTTCGTTTCTATGCCGTTCGTATTCCTGATGCGAATATCGGAATCATTATGTCGCTCATCAAGAAAGAAGAACCCGTAAACAAACCCGCAACAAAGACTGAGCTTGGCCTTGTCAAAATCGGTGACGGCATCAATGTCGATGGCGGAGGCAGCATTTCCGCCCGCGCTGCAACTGATGAAGAGTTCAATGCTGCTATGGATGATATATTCGGAGAGGATGGTTAAGAATGGCAAATGAAATTGTCGAAGCTACGCTTGCTCAAATGACATCAATGGGCAAGAAGCTTCGTGGCTTGATCCGAGAACTTTCCGCCGATGTTAAGACTCTGAAAGAAACTGGTGGACAGGCAAACGTCGTCGAGAGAATCAAGGTGAATGGCCGCGTCCTAACCCCTGATGGAGATAAAACAGTCGATGTCCCCGTCCCGACTAAAGTCGGGGAGCTGACAAACGATGCCGGCTACCAGGCAAACACACTCGAACATGTGCAAGTGAATGGAGCGGAATTGCCCATCGCTGACAAGACTGCGAATGTCCCTGTTCCAACCGCTGTAAGTCAGCTGACCAATGACTCCGGCTATCAGCCGAATGTCTTGGAGGGCATCAAAGTCAACGGTCTAGCCCAAGAAATCGACAGCAGTAAGGATGTCGATATAAGCATTCCTACAAAAGTTTCTGAGCTGACTAACGATAAAACCTACCAGACCAAAACGGAAGTGGAGAACACTGTCAAGACGGCCGTGGCGGGGAGCAAGCACACCAGCTTCCAGAAAGTGAGCAGTGTACCTGCAACGGCGGACGCCAAAGAGGACGTCATGTACCTCGTGATGAACTCCGTGACGAAACACTATGACATCTATGCGAAGATCGCGGACGATGCCGGAAATTTCAAAATGGAGCTGCTGGACGACACCACGGTGGACCTCTCCGGCTATGTGCAGAAAGAAGCGGGGAAAGGCCTCTCCCACAACGATTTCACGGACGCTCTTCTGGCAAAGCTCAATGGAATTGCTGAAAAAGCAAACAACTATGTTCACCCCAGCCACACGGCTTATGCCGAGGGTCTGTACAAGATGACCGTGAACGTCCTGGGCCATGTAACGAAAGCCACAGCTGTAAGCAAAGAGGACATCACCGGCCTTGGAATCCCAGGGCAGGATACCCACGACTGGGCCAGTATTACCGATAAGCCTAAGACCTTTGCGCCATCAGAGCACACCCATGATAATCGGTATTACACTGAAACCGAAATTGACACTAAGTTGTCCAGCAAATCTGACACCGGACACAAGCACGTCAAAGCTGACATCACAGATTTTCCGGCGAGTATGCCTGCAAATGGCGGTAATGCGACAACCGCGCAGAAAATGCAGACCTACAAAGCCGGAAGCACGACAGAAACCTATGGAAGTAGCTATCCTGTTTATGCCCAGTGGCAGGACTCTAAAATCGTTGCGCTGAAGTGTGACAACTACACAACGAAGGTGGATTCCGCCACGAGTGCTGATAGCGCCAAGGCTGTAGCTTGGGATGCCGTGAGCGGTAAGCCGAGTTCTTTCACTCCTAGCTCTCATACTCACGATGACAGGTATTATACCGAAAGCGAGATGAATGCCAAGCTGTCCGAAAAACTTTCTCTCTCTGGCGGCACGATGACTGGACAGCTGCATGTTTCCGGAACCGCAGCCTCAAAGCCCCTCCAAGTACGAGGCATCGTGGGCTGTGACAGCGATGGAACTACAGATGGAGAGCTGCACCTGCAGTATGGCGCCAACGCCCCTATCAAGCTTGGAAATGATGCAGCGTATTCGATTTCGGCAGACGGCGGAACCTACACTGGTAAAGCTAACACTGCCGGAACCGCTGACAGCGCAAAATCTGTTGCATGGGGCAATGTTACCGGAAAGCCGGCAACATATCCGCCAAGCAGCCACACCCATACGAAGAGCCAAATCACAGATTTCCCGACGCTTGGAACGGCTGCTGCAAAAAATGTTGGAGATTTTGCGGCTGCGGGGCACAACCACGACAGCTCTTATTACAAGAAGAGCGAAATCGACACCAAATTGAGCGGCGTAGCTGTCAGTGGACATACTCACAAAAAAGCTGATATTACTGACTTTCCTACCAGTATGCCGGCAAGTGATGTTTCTGCATGGGCAAAGGCCGCTACAAAACCAAGCTATGCGTGGAGTGAAATAACTGGAAAGCCTAGCACATTCAACCCTGCATCTCACACTCATGACGACCGATACTATACCGAGTCCGAAATAAACTCGAAACTCGGCGAAAAGGCTGAAAGTGTTGTGCTTGCAGCAGATGCAAACCTGAACAACATCACGACGCCCGGCATTTACAGTTGCGGCGGAGGAAACAGCATTGCGAACAAGCCGAGTGGACTGGATGCCATTGGTCTTATCGTAGTGCATAATGCAAGCGGTGGGTATTACACCCAGATTCTCACCTCAAGTTCCAATGCAAATACCTATCGGCGCACCTGCCTGAATGATACATGGTCTACATGGACGCAGGATAAGTACACTGACACCAATACCTGGCGCGGGATTCAAAATAACTTGACTTCTGACAGCACAAGCGATTCTTTGTCTGCCGCACAGGGTAAAGCGTTAAAAACGCTGGTAGATGGCAAAGCGGCAAATGGGCATACGCATACAAAAAGCCAAGTTGGTCTTGGCAATGTTGATAATACGGCTGATGCAAACAAATCAGTTAAGTATGCTACGAGTGCAGGAAGTGCTTCTAGTGCCACAAAGGCTACGAGTGCTGATAGTGCGGGGAAGCTTACTATGGGTGATGCTCAGACCGCATTGTCGGGAACCGCCTCTCCTACTGCCGGATTGACGGTTAATAAGGTCTATAATAATGGCTATCCAACAGCTTACGGCAACGTCATTACTGTACACGGGTCTGGTTCTGGACAAATTGTAGCTGGATGGAGTGGCGCTTCTGGCGCAGTTGAACGACTGTATTACCGGAATAAACGAGATACTTCAGATGCGAATTGGTCTCCATGGAAAACGTTGGCATTTACAGATGATAAGCCATCCGCCGCAGGCACTGCCGACGTGGCAAATAGTGTTGATTGGAGTAAGGTGCAGAATAAACCAAGCACTTTTACTCCGGCTACGCATAGCCATGCATGGGGTGATGTGACGGGAAAACCCTCCACCTTTGCCCCCAGTGCCCACAAGCACGTCAAGGCGGATATCACTGACTTTCCGAAGAGTCTTCCTGCCAGTGATGTCTCGGCTTGGGCAAAAGCAGCCAATAAACCGAGCTATAGTTGGGGAGAAATCACCAACAAACCCAGCACCTTTACCCCCGCAGGGCATAAGCATGTAAAAGCCGACATTACCGATTTCCCGACGCTTGGAACGGCTGCTGCAAAAAATGTTGGAGATTTTGCAGCGGCATCTCACAGTCACAGCTGGGATTCTGTGACAGGCAAGCCGACTACGTTTGCACCCAGTTCTCACAACCACGACGACCGCTACTATACGGAAAGTGAGATGGACACGAAGCTCGGCGGCAAAGCCAACAGCAGCCATACCCACAACTACGCAGGATCTGGAAGTGCTGGTGGTACGGCGAACAGCGTGAACGGCTTTACCTTTGGGGTGCAGACCAGCGACCCGGGCGCGAACAGCAGCCTGGCAACCAATAAGTTCCTGTTTGTGTACGAGTAAGGAGGATTCAAAATGGCATATGGCCCGCTTAGTGTAGGCAGTGATGACGCTTTTAGCCTCATTACCGACCAAACGCTCACAAAACAAGATGTCGCGGCTGACGCAAAGGCGGCTGGCGATGCTATCGCCAAAAAGTTTGATAAGGCCGGCGGCACTATAGAGGGAAATATTAAGTTTCCCGACATTGGCGACACCGCGACCTCAAAGAAGCTCATCTGGGCTGGTTCTTCTGATGGAGCGGAAATTTATTATCAGACCACTGCAAAGGATCAAGGCAGCCTCGTCATCAACCTTTTGGATGATGCAAACTGTTTTCTCCGCCTTGCTCTCAATGGCGTCTTCAAGAGCTATTTCAGCCCTAGCGATGGCCGTTTTCACGGAAATGTGACCGGAAAGGCTGACTCGGCGACAACCGCCGATAATGCCACTCATGCCGATAGCGCCAGTAAGGCCACACTCGCCGACAATGCCACTCATGCGGACAATGCGGCTCACGCTGACGCGGCGACAAGAGCGGACAACGCTACCAAGGCAGCAACAGCCACCAAGGCGGATACCGCCACGAATGCGACGAACGCTGTCAATGCCACTAATGCTACGAATGCTATAACAGCTGGTAATGTGGGTGGCTACAAAATCAGGTCTCAGACCAGTGACCCTGGTGCTGGCAGTACACTTGCCAGCGGCGACGTTCTTCTGATTTATGAGTAAGGAGGGGTAAGGATAATGGATGAGATCAGACCCGGCTATGCCGCGCCTGTCGAGGAAGACGGCACGGATACCACATACGTTTCACTCGTGCAAGCGGTTTCGGACCATAACACTGCTGCAAAGCCCGGAGAAAAATACTGGGGCATTTTAATTGAGAACAGTGTCTATACGGTGTACGAGTACGGAGAAGTGCCCACGCCGCCCACCGAAGCCGAACAGATGGAGACTCTGAGAGCTGAGAAGCTGAAAGAGGCATCCGACAGCTGTGAAGCTGCCATCACAAGCGGAATCGACGTTGAATTTGGTGACGGCACAACTGAGCATTTTTCTCTGGAAGTGCCTGACCAGTCCAACATCGACGGCGTGTTCAATGCTGTCACGCTTGGCGCTACGGCCTACCCATACCATGCTGACGGGGAGCAGTGCAAGATGTATGCTGCCAGCGATATCGTCAAGCTGTATGTGGCAAAGCAAAGCTACATCACCCAGCAGACCACCTACAACAACGCCCTGCGGAAATGGATTCGGCGTGAAACCAGCCTTGAGACGCTGAAAAGCATTTCCTATGGTGTGGAGCTGCCTGACGACATCAAGGCGGAAGTCGCTGACATCCTGCAAAAAGCTCAGGAGCAGGTCGAGGCCATCGTCGCAAAACTGACCACTGCGGTATCTGCGTAAAGGAGGCCCGTTATGGCTGATAAGGTCAAAGAATGCCTTAAATGCGCCATTCTCTTTCTGATTGGAGGGTGGCTTTACTATTGCATCGAAATCATGTGGCGCGGCTACTCCCACTGGACTATGGCTGTCGTTGGCGGCATCTGCTTTGTCATCATCGGCGGATTGAACAATTATATTCCGTGGGAAATGCCGCTCTGGCAGCAAGCCGGAATCGGGGCCCTGTTCGTCACGGCCATGGAGCTTGTGGTCGGAATTCCCCTGAATCTGATGCTTGGTATGCACATCTGGGACTACTCTAACGTTCCTTTCAATCTGTTAGGCCAGATTTGCTTGCCTTTCACCATTTTGTGGTTTTTCCTGTCTCTGCTGTGCATCTTCGTTGATGACTGGCTCAGACACGCTCTGTTCCATGAGGAAAAACCACATTACCGCTGGCGCTGATGCGCTGACGTTATCAGAAATCGACATTTCGTTATCATAAATCAACTTTGTTAGAATATCTGCATTTTGAATCCCGAGTAGAGTTTTCTGCCCGGGATTTTTTGTTTTCTTGTAATAATAATCGCACGCATGTAATAAGCCCGCAAAGTGAAAGCCCTGTATGTGGGGGTAGGCGGCAAAGCCCGCAAAGTCAAAAAAGTGTACGTCGGCGTGGGCGGCAAGGCAAGGCTCGTGTATACGAGCTATGTGGCGGTGACGGGGATAACTGTTACACACGAAAATT